ACTACCAGATGAACCTGAAGAACCGTTGGTTCCATTAGAACCTGAAGAACCGTTGGTTCCATTAGAACCTGAAGAACCGTTGGTTCCATTAGAACCTGAAGAACCGTTGGTTCCATTAGAACCTGAAGAACCGTTGGTTCCATTAGAACCAGATGTTCCTGAACTACCGTTAGTTCCATTAGAACCTGATGTACCTGAAGAACCACTATGTATTGTAAACCAATTTGAGCCGTCACTCATTACTTGAGTTCCGTTTAAATGTGTTAATGTTTGGCCAGTAGTACCATCAATAGTTTCATTATTAATTGTTTGGACTGTGACTACACCATTTCCTGAATTTTTTATAATATAAAAAACACCAGATCCTACAACACTTGCTGAAGATAATGTAATAGTTGTGGTTGTATTACCTGTACAATTATAAACAAAGGGTAATGTACTATTTATACTAGTTGTATTGGCGAAAATATATGAACCATCACCTACATTATTTTCTTTGTACCCATAAGACGCATATTGTATTGTTGTCATTTAAACTTTTGTTTATATTGATTTTGTTATTTTTGCGTTTAATATTATTTTATATGTTTCAGTATATCCTGTACCTTGTGTAAAATCGTACAAACCTAATTTTAAATCTATATTTGCACCATTAACCACGCTATCAAAATAAAATGCGGTTGTTGAATTTACATCGCTACTATAATTATCAACAATACCAACTTTCTCACCATTAGAACTATATGGTATTGTTAATTGACCACCTCTACCATTATATGGTGAATTAACGTTTTCAACCCAATAATCAAAATGAATTAAATTTGTATTTAACTTTGGTAATGAATAAATTACAGATGTATTTCCTTGGTTTGTTAATGTTTTTGTGAATCCTGAAACATTTGATGTTATTGTTGGTGATGTATTAACAGAATCAAATACTAAATTATTATTTATATGAACTGAACCTGTAAATTGATGAGTATCATCTGAAGAATTACCAAACATGGTTGATCCACTCATAAATGATTGTGTCACATATATGTAAGACGAACTAACAATGTATTGTTCCGCCGTTAGATTACCATTGACTTTTAAATTTCCACTAAAAATACCACTACCTGTAACACTTAAAGTACTACCATCAAAAGATAAATTATCTTCTACAATACCATTTGGTACTGAACCGCTTAGAGTTATTACTCCATTATGTTTTGTTCCTGTCAATGTAAGTAAACCACTTGTTCCTGATGAACCGTTTGTACCGTTAGAACCTGATGAACCGTTGGTTCCGTTGGAACCTGAACTACCAGATGAACCGTTTGAACCTGAAGTACCGTCAGTACCATTTGAACCACTTGTTCCATTTGAACCTGATGTACCATCTGTACCATTACTTCCTGATGAACCATTTGTTCCATTACTTCCTGAACTACCTGAAGAACCGTTTGAACCTGAAGTTCCATCAGTTCCGTTTGAACCTGAAGTTCCATCAGTTCCGTTTGAACCTGAAGTTCCATCAGTTCCGTTTGAACCTGATGTACCTGAAGAACCATCTGTACCATTAGAACCTGATGTACCTGAAGAACCATCACTTCCACTGGTACCATCTGTACCATTAGAACCTGATGTACCTGAAGAACCATCTGTACCATTAGAACCTGATGTACCTGAAGAACCATCTGTACCATTACTTCCCGAACTTCCATCAGTACCATTAGAACCTGAAGTACCATCTGTACCATTAGAACCTGAAGTACCATCTGTACCATTAGAACCTGAAGTACCATCCGTTCCGTTTGAACCTGAAGTACCATCTGTACCATTAGAACCTGAAGTACCATCCGTTCCGTTTGAACCTGAAGTACCACTTGAACCGTTAGACCCCGATGTTCCTGATGAACCATTAGAACCTGATGTACCTGAAGAACCACTTGTTCCAGAAGTACCGTTAGAACCTGAAGTTCCACTTGAACCGTTAGAACCTGACGTACCAGGTGCACCGTCTACACCTGAAGTTCCAGACGAACCTGATGTTCCATTACCACTTGTTCCTGAAGAACCATTTGTTCCTGAAACACCAGAACTACCAGAACTACCACTAGTATTAGAACCACCTCCATATCCAACTAAAAAATCTTCTCTTTGGATTTTATATGTTGCTGATTGGTTGTTATTATCAATAATTAACCATGAACCTGCTGGATCACCTGTTAATTCTGTTAATTCACTAATTTTTATTTCTGCCATGGCACTTGATTAACTAATAAATATATTAGTTTGTGGTTCTATCCGGCATTTATGTAATTATTATTTTCATCTTGGATATTTTCCATATCTTCTGTATTAATTCTTAAAAAAGTATTGTTACAATTAACTACTTTAACTACTTGATTTGTTAGATATGGGGAATCAAAAACGATTCTTATTGTTCTTTCTTCTGCAGTGGCAAATGATTGTGTTATGGTATCATTAATTCCGATTGGTGATGTTGTTCCATCTCCCCAATGTACCGTAAATGATGAAACTGATGTCGATGAACCTTGTCCATCTATTATTATATATTGTGGCGATTCATCTGTAATTTGTTTGGGTGATTCTGTTGTTAATCTCACACTACCCGATACATTTGTTGACCCATCCGCATTTGTGCTATTAGCTTGAATTATATTAACTAATTGATATGTTGTTGTGTTGTTAATTGTTATTGTACTACCAGTTTCAGAACAAACACTATTGTATGTAAAATTTGCACTAATTTTATTATGTTCAATTTTTTTATCAAAATCAATCATATCTCCCATTTCATCTGCCGTTGCTTCCAAAAATAATGGCAATTGAAAATCGTCATAAATTTGTTGATTTATTTGAGTTGTATTTCCTGTAATAAGATTCCACGTATTTCCACTTGGTGTGTTCCATTTATAATATCCACTTGTTACGGTTCCTCCTGTTACGTTTTTAATTAAATAACCTGTGTCGGGTGTAAAACCTGTAACTAAAAATTCAGTTTTACCTGTCCATGAAGTTGGGTTATCATTAGAATCATACCACGTATGTGCAGTTAATGAAACTAATTTCACTTCGGGTATTTTTTTTCTTCTAATGGTATGGTTTATTCTTTTCATTTATTTTTATATTGAACATAATGAACTACAGTTATTAGTACCAACACCACTCATACTTGTATATAAATACGGACCGCTAATAGGACCACCTATAATATTAAATATATATCCGTTAATACTATCTAAATAGAACTTACCTATATTAAGTACAGTTGGATTAGCAATATCTAATGTTTCAACATAAGTACAAGGTCCAGACGGAGTATCACACTCATATCTATCTGCACTATAAAGTTCATACGCGTTTGTTGGTGTCGGTGTAGGAGTTGTTGTATTAGTTGGTGTTGGGGTTGGAGTTGACCCTACAGCGGATGAAGAGGTTGGTGTTGGTGTAATAGTTGGGGTTGGTGTTGGTGTAACCGATGTTGGTGTAACAGTTGGTGTTGGTGTCGGTGTTACATTTGAACATATGTGGTATAATATATTATTTGGTGCCACTCCACCTCCTCTTTCAAAAAACATTATTGGTTTGTTTGTTAAACCAACTTCTTCACATTTTACCTCACCATTATAAAAATAAACTTGATACGAATAATCTGTTTTATTAATATCAACTTGATAATACATATCATTTTGTTCAGTAATAGTGTGACCCGTACTATAACTATCATTTGTGAAATCTAAAATTGTACCTTCTTTTGCGTTATAAAACTTTGCCGTCATAAAGAAGGTGTTTGTTCCAGGGTAAAAATTTCTATCGTATGTAACTGTAACTTCTGGCATATTAAACATTTGATTTGTCCACCCTGAAAATACCGTAGTACCAGTTGGAATATTAATGTTAGTTAGTGAATTATTACTATCAAGAAATGATGTTGTTTTTGCTGTTCCTGTATTAACAAATGTATACTTATCTAATGTCGTTGTACCACTTAAATTTGTTTCAGTTAAAACACTTTCGTCTTGGAACCAAAAGAAATACATATTTTCTTTATTACTATAATTTGACCCTCTAAAAACAGGTAAATGTATATAACCATTAAGTGGATTATAAAACATTTTCTCACCTAACGGTAATGATAAATTTTTTACAAATATTAGTTTTCTATTTTGTCTTGTTGGTGGTTCACATGTTAATGTGGTTCCCGAAACGGTTCCTGGTGTTTTAAAAAACTCCAATCTAAAAAAACTTTGGGTTGATTGTTTTAACATTTGTTCGTTTTCAGTATATGTTATACTTTTTTCATCGTCACCGGTATAATAATCTTGTACATATATTCCGCCAGTATTTAAAAAATAAAAATAAAACCAAATATCAGTTTGTGTAACTCCACTAGAAGAATATGGTTTATGTATATATCTAACCGTTTCATAATTTTCAATTGGGTTAATAATATCACTTAATATTTCGGTTTCAAATTCTTTTAAATTCTCTTCCCAACCGAGATTTGTTTGAAAATCAGTTTCAGTATTTAATAATATATTTAAATCAGTATCTTTTCTTAATATTTTCATGTTAACAATCTAAATTATTATTTTTATTATTTACATCCATGAAACTCATTATTCTATTTGATTTATTTTTGTAATATCTTTCATTTCTTAAATAGAAATTAATGTCCGCTTTAACATAATGATTTCCATTCATAAAAGGAAAATCAGTTCCAAATCCATCGGAATCTACATAACCATGATCATATATATCTCTCCATCTCCAAACTTTATCATATGGGTCATACTTTGCATTTTCAGGTAAGTTGAAAATATCATTAGTATTTGCAGTTTCAGTATATGGTGATAATTCTCTTAATTTAATTCTATAATGTGGTTGGTATATTAATCCTTCTAAATTTGTTGATGACGCGTACGTTGAGCCTGATGTTTGTCCATGATTAAATATAGTTACAGGATTTGTGATTTTATGGAATGCTTCACTAACGATTCTTTCTGTCATTTCTTTTGGGTTATATTCCACAAAGGCACCATTCAATATTGCAACGGTATCACCAGTAATTGTATTTCCACTCGTAAATGTAAACGAATCTCTTGTGAATGTTCCTCCACTTAAACCATTTTCATTTGACGTGATTCCACTAAAATGTTCGTCAATCCATGTATCGTGAAAATTAAATTTATATCCAACCTTTGGTGGATAATTAAAATATCCATTCCCATTTCTAAAAATTGCAGTAACAAAAATATTTGTTGGGCTAAATCCTAAATTATTTGTTAATCCACTTAATTTTAATGGTTCCTTAAAATCGTACAAAACGGATTCCATTCTATTTCTTTCAACCACGACATCATTAATATTTGCACTATTTTCAAATAATAATTTCTTTTCATCTTCAAACACTGGACTTTCAAATCCAAGTGAATCCATTATATAACCACCTTCATTAGTTAATGTTTTATGTTTGTGAACATAATATTGGGAAGTTGATGCAACTATATTAGTAAAATCTTTACACCTTTTACCTAACATAATTGTACTAAATGTTGTTCCCGTTTTTATTTGTGACTTTATAATATTAATGACATATTTTTTAGAATCAAACGTTTCATTACCAACTGAATTAATATAAAAGGTTCTACCTGTTAATGTTAATCCTGTTAATGTACTACCTGATAAAACAACGTGTTCACCTTCACTCATTCCATGTTCAACTGGAGATGTTAATTCATAATACGTGGTATAATCCACAACCCTAAATGGTATACCATCTTTAGCAGTAAAACTAACTTTCGTACTACCTGTTGCACCTGTTAACGTATAAACCATATTAAATTCACTATCACCACTATAAACATAACTTAAATATAAATTCCAGTTTTGATACGGGGCAGATATTGGTGTTACAGTTGTATGTGAGGTTGATCCTGATTTTACTATATTTGGTGTAAAAGTCCCTAATGTATTTCTTGTTACCGGTAAATTAACCTCCCTATAAACGTCTCTTCTTAAAAATGCGAATTCATCATATGGTAAATAACCATCAAAAACAGTACTATCTTGTACGTTACTACCATCACCTGTTAAATATAATCTTTGTTTCAAATAAGAATAGGGTGTTGATCCAGAATATAAATTACGAAAAACCATTTTTAATTTTCCATAAATTTTATAATTTATACTTTCATTACGTTCTTTATAATATTGTTCGTCAATATCTAATATTATATCCCTTTCACCTATTCGCATTAGTGTATCACTATTATCAAGATTGAGTTTTAATTCTAATTCTTGGTCATCCGCCTTTGCGAATTTTTTACTTGGTAATATGATTTGTTTCTTTTCCATTATTCAGCTGACGGGAACGCTCCCTTTGGACCAAATAGGTCAATAAATTTATCCATACCTGTTTTACCCGCATTTAATCCAAAGTAAAATTGGAATGGGGTTGAAAGTATTTGTTTATTTCCACTATAATAATCTTGTGTTCTTTTAATTGTAAATGTTGTGTTAGTCCAAGTGGTAGATTGCCAACCTACTATTCCATCTATTCCTGCATTACCATATCTCGTATATAACGTACCTGATGTTGGATTTATTTCTGAATCTGCAAATAAATAAGTAAATCCAGGATATTGTGTATTGTAATTTGTATGGTCGTCAACATCTGATACTACATCAAACTCTACAGTTGTTCCCGATATTTCGACATTTCCAGTTATAGTTAAACCACTAAATGTATATGTCATCGGTAATAAGAGATATGGATCCGATGGGTCACCTGTTAAATTATAACCATATGTCATACCTTGTAGTGGTTGGGATTGAACTTCACTATAATCCCACGATTGGTTATTTTTATCACTATTGTATGGTCCAAATCCTGTACCTTTTTTATCCCATAAATAGAACGGTACCTTTTGTGATGACTCAGTTAATCTACCAGGTTCATTTAGACAAGACCTAACTAATGATCCACTATCTGATAATTCAAATGTAAGAGGTAGTGGACCATAATTTGCGTTGCCATTTTTAAAAACTTGTGGATGTTCTTCAGGGTCTAAAACATTAAAATCGTATCCAAGATATTTTGGATTTTGTAAATCAAACTCTTCAATTCCACTTTCATTATTTATTGATAACAGTTGTAAGATATCACCATCTAAAACATTTGATATTCCTACTCCACTAGAAAATCCATCGTTTTGAAAAAACATATCTAAGTTACCACTTGTATTTGCAATATCCATTCTATAGTTAATTGCTAATCCTAATAATTCACCCAAATCTTGATAGGATGTTGCACCAATTGAACGTGATACTGAACAGTTTGGGTCTAATTTTGGGTCAATACAAATTTCTTTAATAAACTCATCTCTTGGACCTAAGTCAACAAACGTTGTTGGTTTGTTTATGTTGTCACTATAAAAATCTGTTCCATAAAGAGTTGGTGCCGAACGATAATATAGTTTTTTTTGTCCAACTACAAGACGTGCAATATCTCTACAATAGTTCGCCAAGTTTTCAGAATTACGATTAATTGCAGTAATTATTCTTTTAGCTTTAAATTGTGTAAAATATAATGAACCTGATAACCAATTATCTAAAAATGCGTAATTAACAATTCCACCGCAGAACATTTTTCCTACTCTTTTTCTTCTATAATATTCGTTAATAACTTTAGTTAATCTAATAGGTGTTTGAGTCCCTGGAACGATATAAAAAACCCCATTATAAAATTCACTTCTTGCACTTTGAGTTACAAAACCACCATTGTAAGTGTAACGCCCACAACTAAAATTTCTAATGTCGGTTGGGTAACCACCATTATTGTATGAATTTTTATAATCAGTTAATGGAACACCTTGTCTATGTCCACCATATATTGCAGTAGACAATAAAGTATATCCCGTTAGTCCTACTAATGTCGTAACATATTGTCTATGATAATTTGCCGGTAAAAATGCTGCGTTACTACCACAACCAGTAAATGTATTTGTATTACCTGTCTTTAGAATAAAATAACCAGTTGCTAATGATTCGTCATAAACTGTATCATATAAACTGCATCCACCATTAAAATAATCAATCGTAAATCCTGTTTGACCTCCACCAATAATGTTATTTTCATCTGAACATTCAACACATTCAGGATAATTTATTAAACTTAATGCAGTTTGATTGTTGATTTGAAATTCTGTTACATTTTCTCTTAAAAAACGATATCCTGATCCTCCAACACTTATTACGGCCTCAGCAAACCAACTAAAAATAAATGTTGCAAAATTTAAAAATTGTAATGTTAAAAATTTAATAACATAATCAAGTACTAATAAAAAATCAGCAATCAATAATGTAAACGTATAATTTCTAAATCCAAAATTTGATGGTGGTGTTAATTTATCCCCACAATCTTCTTCTTCCGATGGATGTAATTCATTTATATTTGCAAAATTTCCACCTACTTGGTAGTTACTATGAAATGATGAAACTGTATAAACTTTATTATAATTAAATCTATAAAAATAATCTCTTGGGTAATATTCACCCACTTCGCTATATAAAATTCCATAGTCAGAATTGGTACTAACGGCATTTGTTGGATATCCACTCCATTGTGTTCCAAAATAATATGATTTATCAACTTCGGTTGATGGACTTGTATATTCTCTAATATTTGGAATTAAGTAATCGGCGTTAACTCTAGCTCTACTTAAATCATTATCGTTCATGTTTATTCTAAAACGATAACATGCAGAAGTTGGTACACCTTTATTTGGATCATTTGTAATTTCATTTTCTCCAAATTCATTTGTATAGACATAGTCCATATTCATTTCAATTGGAAATACAAATCCTCCATCATCCGGTATATCTTCATTTAAATTAACCTCTTCTAATATTGGTCTGTGATTTACATCTTTTTTTGGGGTAAACCTAATTGCTTCAATCTTTCCAGATTTAGCAACCAAATCACATTTTCTACCCATTTTCTTTTTGGGTCTACAGTTTTTATTAACCGCACTTTTACCATTGTCACCATATATTCCACCAATAATAAATGCTGTTGGTGTTATATTAATTCCTTTCTCCGATAAATCAAAATCTGTTCTTGTTAAACCAATTTCACAAAAATCATCATTACCCCAAAAAGGATAAACTTCAATCGTTTTATCAAATGAAACAATTTGTGGTAATGTATTTAAATCTTCAGAAGCTTTAAATGAATATTTGTTTTTAAATTTATCCACACCATCACCTTGTCTCATGAAATCGTAAGGTCTTAAAGAGAAACAACCAATATCGGATAAGTCCACATCAACGTGAATTGTTTGTTGCCCTAATGGTACTCCCCAAATCATAAAATCACCCGCACTGTTAGTTTTAACCGTATACGAATAATAAGTTTCATATACTTCTAAAACCTCTTCTCTTGTTAAAATATCTTCTTGGTCGAAGAATGTACCAGTGGGTTCATGTCCACCATGTTGTTTTCTTGATGGTAATAAATTGTATCTATAATTGTTAGTATCTTTATCCCCGATTTGAGTGTAGGGATATAACGCAGATATAACTGGGTCATTTGAATGAATTTGTAATTGTGGGACAAATATTGATACTCTGGCGTTCGGTATACCTAAACCATTGTTTACTGAAATTCTACCACATACAACTCCATAATCAGAACACATAGATGAATAAACATCCTTTTGAGTGAATCTTAACGATAGAACTTCCAAAAAATCAAAATCTTGTTTTAATTCAAGATTGACTATTTGGTCCTTCCCTATGTTTGTGGATATTCTATGCTTCTGTATCATTCTTTTAATAAATAGAAAAAAGGAGATTTTCTACTATTATAAACAAAAAACATTTTAATATGTAGTCGTTCCTAATGTTTTGGTTCTCACCCTAATATCAGTATTTGGAAACCTTATTTGAAATATTTGGTTGGACTTCATAAAAATGGTCATATCTGATTGTAAAATTTCCTTAGTTGTAGTGTCTTTATATGGCATTGCAGTTTCTGATGATGAGTATAGTCCACCAATTTTGTTGTACGCTCTAATATCAACCACGTTAACCACTCCCACAATTTGACCAATATGTCTAATTAAATCTCCAATAAACAATGGGTCACCCATTTTTCTTTTAGAAATATCAAAGAAGGATATGGTATCGTTAATTGCCGTTTTAATGACATCTGTGGGGTTTTCATTTTTATCTATGATAATATCCATTTCTAATGATAAGTCAATAACTTCCCCACTTGCAATGTCTATGTAGTCATTTATCATTCTATATTCAGAAAGATATTCTATAATATTACTTTTTAATGTATTTGAAACGGTATCAGATAAATTACCATTATCATCATAAGATAAAATTTTAATCTTTACCTTATTATCTTCCTCAATAACATTAACTTTTGCGGGTGCCCCGAATGTTGCCGGCATCACCTCAATTAATGATTTATAATCATTCAAAGTAACCGCCCTATTTTGTGCTGCAAAGTTATAAGAAATCATGTTTCTTAATTCTTCAATTGATGGTTGGTCTGCACCTCCAACAGCCGGTGTTACGTTTGTAACTCTCATAGATTGAGTTACTTGTGTATTAATTGAAGATTGTGGTCCGTTTACGTCCAATTCCATATTATCAATACTTGTAATAACATTAACACCTAAATTAGAATCCTTACCTCCACCTACTCTATATTTTATAAACAAAGTGGTACTTGGTTTTGGTATTGCCCCTAATGACATATTGTTAAGGTAAGTTGAAAGATTAACTTTCATAGTACCATTCATATGACTATCTAAATTATCTAATGGGTCAACATTACCTGAACCGAATGTAACTGAAAAATAACCCTCTGGCGTATATTCAGTTATAAATTTATTTGTAACAGTTTTATTTGTTCCTGCCTTAAAATTATTTTTATCCGATACCGCGGTTGGGTCTGGAACAAAAACTTTATCCTGTACCAAACTTTTAACTTCATACCATTTATTAGTTAAATCACTAAATTCATTTGAGGTTGGATTTGCACCAAAGTTAGTACCATCTTTATGTATAATACTACTAACACCTAATACATCTTGTTCAGGTAAATATAACTTTAAAAATGGTTTTTGGTCTAACGATGTGATTACTCTTCTATAAATTCTTGTAACACCGTTAATTACCGCTTCTCTTTTTGTGATTGTATAAGATACTAATTGATTATTAGTATTAAAATTTGGTATTTTTAATCTATTTGGTTCACCTTTACTATTAAATGGATTTGAAAAATCTACGTCTTCAACTGTTTCAAAAATTTGTCCTCCGCCCGATACTTGTGCTCCCGCTTTTAATATACCCAAATATCTTTCATCTTCCTTATCACCTCTAACCGGAACATTCATTGAAAAGTCACATAACGCAACTGAAGGTCTTTTACATGGTATTTTCATACCATAAGTTTTTGCAATATGAAATAACGATTGTCTTTGTTGAGCAAAATCTAACATTGTTTCTTGCCAAACTCTATCTATATGGAAGTGTAAGTTATCCGCAACCGCAGCATTTAAATCTAATAATACTGAAAATATTGATGCGTCGTTGGTATTCTTAACCAAGTCAGGATAATATTGTGTGGTTAGATTTACTAACTCTTCCCTTAAACCCGCAAAATCTCTTGTTGCGTATGATATTTTTTTACTCATCTTAAATGTTTAGTATTATAAAATCCGAAGACGTAAATGCCCCGTTATTTACTGTATATTCAATTTTAACTACAGCCGTATGTGGTTTTTCAGAATGACTAGAAACCCTAAAAAGTCTATTATCTTCATTTTCTTGTGGTGAAACAATTTGGTCAGGGTCGTCTTCCGCAGATACCACCACTATTGAAGTTAAATCCAAATTAGGAATGTATTTTTTCACAGAATCACGAATTTCACTTTCAATTAACCCAAATGTAACAGCGTCGTTTTGGTCAAAGATGTATTGATACAATCTAGTACCAAAATCAGGTAGAAAATATCTACTACCCTTCTTTGTCAATAGGAGGTGTATTAAATCTGCTCTAATCTCTCTTTCGGGAGTACCGGTCATCTTTAAAAACTTTCCTTCTAAACTATCCCTAAATGGGAAATCTATTCCATAGGTTGCTGCCATATTCAATAAATATAAACAATACGAAAATGGTTATGTATCTTCTTTTATTTTTGTATTTCCCTTTTGGTATGGGGGTAAGTACGGACATGATGAACATTTGTTACCACAACAGTACCCTCTCTTTAATAAAAAAAGAGAAGTCAGAACCATAAGTCCTGACTTCCCATGTATGTAATAATCAACCCCTTCTATCATTAATTAATTCTTGTTATATCGCAAGAACCATCAGTTCCACTACAAGCTTGAGCCGCAAAGTCACTAATATCTTTATATTGAGGTCTGTCTAAAATTTCACCAAAATTAACTTCTTTAAATTGTCGAGTGATGGTTTCCCATTTATAAAATAAATGAACGTCTTTTAAACAATAAACCATTTTCTTCATATCACCTTTAAAGTAGTTCTTAGCAAATTTCTTCGCTCTTGACAACCAATATTCTTTTAATAAAACTTGTTCTCTTGTTCCTGTTAAAGTTATACTTCTATCTAATAGAGTATCACAAGCTAACCATAAGTTTTGATTAAAGTAATGTAAACCATCAATGATTAAACCTGATGCTAAAATTGAACCTTTACCATATTGATCAATAATATCTTCCAAATTTAATACAGAAGTGAATGGTGCTTGGTTAAAATCTTTATCTCCGTAATCCGACATAAAACTTACAGCAGTAAAGAAATCTCTTTCTTCCCAAATGTAATCAACAATTGCATCTTTGTCATCTATGATAACAGTACATGATGTATTATGATTAACACCTTGGTATGCACATAATTCGTGATTAGTTCCAGCGTTAACCCAATGTTGTTGAACTAATTTAATTAATTCAAGATGTTTAATTCCTTTCATATCTTTTTTGAATAACCCAACTTTTGGATTTTCAACAGGAACAAAAACAACGTAATCACTTTTAGTTGACGACCATACACTTTCTTCCAATAAGAATCCCATATTATCAACTAACCAATTTGCTGTGTTACTTTCTTTATTCAATTGCATAATACGGAAATACTTTTCAGAGTGTTCAGGATGAATACCTGAAGCAGTTCCTAATACGACTGACGCATTTCCTGAAGGTTTAACACAAGTAGTTCTTGCGGCTTGGTTAATACCAATAACCGCAGCAACTTCTTTATTTGTGTCTTTTACCATTTGAGCACCTTCTTCTAATAATTCTGCATTGAATAATTTTGGATTGTTCATCCAACCTGTAATACTAACACCCAATAAAGCCTCTCTTTCAAAAATCTTTCTACTTGTTTCACCTAAATAAGGGAAATTCGTATAACCCGCTTGTAGTGTACCTAAGATTGATGCATCCTTACATGCCTTTAAAAATTTATCTTTTGTAGTTGCCTTCTCCGCATTAATTTCTGTTAAGTTACAACCTTGGATACCAAATTTTTCTTTATTGTTTTTAACATATTCTTCAACATCGTCATATTTGATTTTAGAAAAATCTACAGTATCTAATACAGGAATTTTTAAAATTTCAAAACATGGATTGAACATATCAAACCAACTGTTTGCAAATACAAATCCAATGTCATTAGCCCCATCATTAAGTTGTACCAAGTAATTAAATTGTTCTTTTTCAACTTCACTTCTTAATAACAAAACTGAGTTATTACTACGACCTCTTTGTGGATTTTCATTTCTCCAATTCCCTGTTTTAGCGTGAATCATTTCAGTATCGTTAGGGTCAACAATCATATTCAACGCTGAACGTCTAACCCCACCTGATAATACGGCGTCAGCTGAATGACAAATAATATCAAACGCTAAAATTGGTCTGATTTTATTTCCTTCATTAGTTAACCATTTTTCAAGTAATTGTTCAATTTTTTCTAAAGATTGTTTTAACCCTTCAGGTCCAGGTGCTTTAAATCCACCACTAATAAATGCACCCTTTTCTCTAATTTGTGAATAATCAAATTTTAATTCGTATCCTGCAAATTCAGGGAAAGGTTGTTCATCAACAAAATATGACGACATAATAACTCCTAATGAATTTGCCCATCCTTCAATACTATCTTCAATTACATATGTTTTAGTACCTAAAGTTCTTTTTTGAATTTTACTTAAGTTATTAACAAATGGAATTGATAGTCCTCCGCCGAACCCACAACCAGATAAGGCAAGATAAAATATCTCTTGGAATACTCTATTACGAGCAATGTGTCCTGATGTACAGTTAAACATTCTCGTATTGTGTTTCATTATTTGTTCATATCTATATTGTAAATTTCTTTGTGATGCTAATACCGCCTGATCTTTCATACTTTCTAATGCCGACTCCAAATACGGTTCCACCGTTTTTTTATAGTTCACATATTTTTTTCTGTGTCCATCTATGATATTTTCACACGCATCTTCCCATGTTTCATATCTTCCTTTATCTTCCAACCATTTGAAATAGTCCGAGTGTAACTTCAAGTCACTCAGAAATTTTTTACCTTTCTGCATTTCTAAACTTTATTTTTTTTATTTAATTATTATTTGTGTCTTCTTCTCTTGTGCCTTTATATAAACGTCGGCAACCCTGTTCGCCCTTTTTTGTGCCTCATTTTGTTCATGACCCAATAAAGTATTTTGTGATTCTGTATCAATAACTAAAAATTCATTATTAAATTTACAATTTTGGAATACTACACCATCTTTACCAATACGTGATTTCAATAATGTAAGTGTTGCCAAGTTATGTTCCTTTTGTTCTAATGTTTTACCAATAGATATTATAACGTGAGCAATTTGTGCCTTTTTAATTGAACCTCCCATTTGGTCACCAGTAACTACTTCACTTGAAATAGATTCACGATTACCTTGTGTTGCTGTCCATATTGCCATTCCAAACTCACCTGTCATAGATTCCAAACTTCTCATAACTGAACCTTCACCTTTCCATTCTTCACCATTTGTTGATTTATCAGATGAAATACAATCAACATAGTCTAATACTAATAAATCCACTTTAATTCCATCTGAATTCATTTTTCTGATTTTATTTTTAATTTCAGAAACAGTTACATTATCGCTTGCTAATTTTAACAATTTCAAACTTCCTTTTGATCTTGATTGTGCTTCTTCAACTTTCTCTTTAACCGTATCTCTAAATTCAGGTTGTTGGTCTGGCGCAATTTCTGACCAAATAGTATAATGTTTTCTTTTAATATTACCTGGATTGTCTTCAAAAAATATTTGAACTACGTTATAACCTAAATTATATGCCGTGTTTGCAAACTTCGTAAGTAAGGTAGTTTTACCAGTACCAGTAGGTGCTAATACAACCCCTAATTCTCCTATCCCCAACCCACCTTTAAGTAAGTTGTCAATCCCCACAATACCTGTCGGTAATGGGTGTCTAAAGTCCTGTTCTAACGCCGCATCAATATCGTGGAATACGTCAGTTGTTTCATCATTAGAAATACCAACTTGTAATGCTTTTTGGATAATTTCTTCAATCTTATTATACGCTTCAAATTCACCACTTTCAATAATGCTCTGTACGTTTTTTAACTCTCTCTTCAAGTTTTGTTGTTTACAGAAATTAAGTGCGGTATCTTTTACATATTCAATTTGTGATTCATTATTTTTAATTGCCTCTAATGTATCTACGTGAACTTTGGAAGAATCTTTATTTCCACCTTCAGCCATGATTTTCTGTGCCAGTGTGTTGTAATCGGGAATTTTATTATATGCTTTATATAATTCCTTTGTATTTTCCATTATAAATTTAAATGAACTATTGTCAAAAAATTTACTTTCTAATACGTCAATAATGGTCTCACCATATTTCTTATCTTCAATAATCGCTTTTATTAGGGATTGTTGAAACGAAAATCCCAAATACCCAAAATTCCTTTCTTCCATGTTTTGTTTTTATATATGTTTTAAATTATAGCTCGTGTTGTAGATATTTCGTCTCTAATTCTTCGGTTGATAAAATGTCAGTTAAATCTGACAAAATTGTTTTCAATCTCGGACGAATGTCTACCGTATATCTCACCTTTGGATGGTAATGATATGCGGGGAATATCCTTTGAATAAATACATCGTCCCCCAACTTAATTTCCATTAAAAAATGTTCTTTTTCTTTGGTTTCATCACTTTCCACAGAGTCCATATTGAGGATATAGTTTTGATTCTCACATAGGTAGTTGGAACTTTTTATTTTCAAATCGTGTGAAATATCTTCACAAATATTTTTTATATAATAGTGAAGGTCCATTGAACATCTCGCTTGGTCTACGTGGTCTCTCACATTAAAAAATCTCTGACACACAATGTGTCCTTCTAAAGACAAAAGAAATTCAAATTTCGTAATATTGTCTTGGTTTTGGTAATCTCTACTCATTGGTTTTTACTTTAATTGTTTTTGTTTTTATTTTATTTTTTTCTTTTCTTGTTAAACGTAAAAATGGATTTAAGAACTTTGTCCATGCGTCATCCGATTTTGGTAACATATTGAACAACCCATCGTCCATCATCATTTTCATTGCGTTTTTATAAGATCTTCCTTCTTGGTCTAATGACTCGTTTATTAGAAGGTCAATATTTTCTCTCGCCTCATCACTTAAAAAAGGTTCATCCAAACTCACGATACGATTGTTTACGTCAAAGAACTCTTCCCCAAATACTCCGTGTTTAGTAACACCTGTTAGTAAATTTGTAATTAATTTATTGTGTTTGTCTTGTTCAAAAAGAAGTTCACTCCTTTCTTTAACTTGTTGAACTGAGATTGATTCGGTTCTAAGTTCAGGGAAAAAAGATAGAAATCTTTTAACACCCATTCCTTTAATTCCTGCAATGTTGTCTGACGAGTCACCACATATCATCTTAACCAACCTAACGTTTTCAATTAAGATGTCTTCTTTGTCATAAACTATCGTATCATTTTGTTTGTATAACTTTCCGTGAGACGGATTGTAAATTTGTGTGTTTTCTGAAACCAATTGGGTGAGGTCTCCGTCTGAAGAATAAATTATTTTATTTTCGTCTGGTGAGTTTTGTGTGTAATAAGCAATGTTATCATCTGTCTCACAAAACTCATATTCACCCTGTCTTACATATAATTCCTCAAGATATTGTTTAACCCTATCTCTTTGACTTAAATAAGATTGTAATTCTTCTTCTGACCTTAATCTTGAACGTCGGTTTTCCTTGTAATGAATATAGATTTTCTTTCGGTTTTGTGAACCTTCGTGTCCATCCCAAAATACTACAATCTTATCTAAATGGTAGTACTCAAACGCTCTCCTAAGAGTATTAAGAAAATGATATATTCCCCCAACATGTTGTCCCTTATGAAAGGCGTTTTTGACACCGTAAAAACCAATTGTGAGTAGATTGTCTCCATCAACAAGTAAAACCGACATTTAAAATAATTTATAAATCACTTTCTTCTGTTACAACTTCCACGTCCGCGATGTCTGTAACACTAACACCTAACATCTTACTGATGTAATCACCACTTTCTTTTTTGTACTCTTCAAGAGATTTCTTTTCTTCACCTTCCTCTCGTCCAGCCATAAATCCGTGTGATGTAACCAAGATACGTCCATCTTCATATCCTAAACCATTGATGTGGTTTTTCATAATTGAGATTTTTGTTCTTGTTGCTATTTTAACTTTTCTCTTATCTTTAGTGATTGAGATTTTAGTTGTTCCCGCTCCTTTTTGATTACCAAATAAGAATACGATACTTGAGTTTAACCATATTGCTTCTCCACCTTTTGCTTTAATCTTTGGTTGTCCAAAAGGATTGTCAGGTAATTCTACCCAAGGTTGGTTAACAATGATTAATGTGTTCGTATAAGGTTTATCTGTCCTTCTTGACCCTGAGATACGTTGATTGATACCCATTCCAATTTTGTCAGCTAATACCGACGCATTGTGTTGTTTACCACCTTTACCATCATAAGTCATCTTGCATGGAACTGAACCAACCGAATCCCAAAGGATTAATAAATCGTGAGGTAAATCTCCTTTTTCTTGTGCATCTAATAGTTCATTTATATATTCTGTAATTTGCTCAATATACTCAAAATCACTATTAAAAAGGTAGTCTCCGTCTTTATTGAACCCCATTAATTCGGCGTGGTCCCAACTCCATTTTTGTTCTGTGATGACAAATACAGGAACAACTCCTTTCTTTTGTGCATCCACAGCCGCCTTTACTAATGCCGTAGTTTTACCCGTATCACTATGTCCTAATAACATATTGATGTGTCCCATTGCAGGACCTGGAATACCACAAGCATCCAAGAAAGCATCTCCTAAATCAAAGAAACGGTCTGGTTTATATTCGGCCTCTTTTGAGAATTTCTTTTTGATTGCCGAAAAATCTGTTTTTTTAATACCTGCCATGTTTTTGTTTTTAAAAATGGGGTGGATATTTCACCACCCCATTAAATAATTAGAACGGTAAGTCACCATCCACTTCAGCGTCATCTTGTGGGTCAACCACAGGAGTAGAAGATTTCGGTGCTCCGATAGTTTCTTCTGTTGTCAAATTAGAAACCCATTTGCTACTTGCGGTGTCCCAACGTGGAACCTCACCTCTCGCAACCATTTCCAAATAATCTTCACCCTTTTTAGAGTAAACATCAGACCAAGTTAATTCATCTTCTAACCACGTTTTTGCAACGTCAGCGTCAGTATGTAATGGACTTGGGTCATCATTTAATACTGAATTAATAACAGTGTACTCTTTTCCTGTACCCGCCTTTGTTAAAGTTAAAGACAAGATTAAGTCACGACCTTTTTGAGAATCGGTAACATCACCTTTATTACGGAAGATTGGGAATACTTTGTCGATAACACCATCACCTTTATGGTTGTGTTTAAATCTCCAAAATTTAACTCCGTCTGATTCGTGGTCTCTATCTATAACTTTAACGATATAGAATTTACGAGAACGATATTGACGTGCAGCCTCTCTATCAGCCTCAACACCTGTACCCATTAACGCTTCATTAACCTCGTTTAATGGTGAACGTTTTCCTTCTTGTTTTGGGTCATATAATTTAACCCATTTTCCGTCCACTTGAATTTCGTGGAAGTAAACCTCAACAAACGGAGAAGAACCGTCTTTTGTTGGTAAAATACGAATACGTCTTTCTTCACCCTTAGAACCCTTAGGTAATACGGTTGTGAAATAACGTTTCATTCTGTCCTCTGAGGACATTTTGTTGTTGTTGCCACTTGTGGCGTTTTTGTTTTTCTCGTACTGTGCTAGTACTGCGTCAAATGTAGACATGTGATTTTGATTTAAATTTTAATAATCATTTATGTTATAATATACATAAAAAAACCCAGACTGTGAAATCTGGGTTGAATTATTTTAAAAGTATTTTTTACCTTATAATCCAAATCTATTTTTATGGAAATCATATTTACTACCGACCTCAGTTCCTGATAATGCTCCATCTAAAAATTCAAATCTACTTAATGTAAAATCACCGTATGTTCCATCACCCGCGTTTGTTGATTCAGATTGACCGATTGCATAATATATTGCAGCTGGTGTTGGTTGATTGTTATATGGTTCAGTTCTCGTAATTGCTCTTGACCCTGCCAATTGTCCATTAACATATCCTTTCATTGTTGTACCATCATACGTCATAACAATATGATGCCAAGTGTTAAAAGGTGTTGCAACTGAAGAAGAAATTGTTTTTAATGAGGAATCCCATAAACTAAACTTAGTTGTGCCCGATACAATTTCTATTACCGAATTATGCCACCCAGCTTGACTGGTTTCTTTTAAAAGAATACCATTATTGGATGCATTAATTGACATTACAACACTAAAACTTGTTGATTTATTTGGTGCGGTTCCTGCAAAATATTGAGCTAAATTATCGTTATTTATGATATATTGTGAAGATGTACTATTAAATGATAATGTTCCACCATATTGTGTGTTAAATGTTGGTGAACCTCCTAATGTACCGTTACTATGTCCCATTAAATCATATACCGTTGATCCAGATGTTGGGTACGAACTTGGGTTAGCAAAATCATATTCCAAAATATAATTTGGGAAATATGCTTCAATGTCTTCAGTTTTCCAATCAATCATATAACTATAATATGTACCCATATCTTCAGGGTATCTTTTAAAAGCTTTATAGTTGTAATTATCAACTATATCTTTTAACATATTGTCGTCCATATTTTTACCTTCAACAACGATATAATTTAACCCTTGATTAACTGCGTCACTTATTAATGTATTAATATAAGACAGGTTTTGTCTTGTTAAATCCGAACTTTCCTTTGCTACTGTTGCTGTTATCATAATCTATATTATTTTTTTATTTTTAAAATTTTTATTAACAAGCACCAATATCAGTTTGTGTACTCACTAATCCTGTGGTAACTAATACGTTATTTTTATAGTAACCAAATGTTGGTGTGATACTAGTTAATGAACAAATCCAATGATTATATGCACCTGCAGAAGTGAACTTTCTTGACGCTGGAGTTCCTGAACCATCATCAGTAGTGGTTGCAAATACAGCATTATTATGTGTTGTGTCTGTGTTTCCCGTTGCATTGGCTAAATCAGTTGCACTAATAACATATGTGTATGCGTGTGATGATATGACTGCCGCGGAAGGTGTTGGTGTTGGTGTACGAGTCGGTGTTGTTGTATTGGTTGGTGTGACACTTGGTGTGTTAGTTGGTGTGACACTTGGGGTAGGTGTGTTAGTTGGTGTGACACTTGGGGTAGGTGTGTTAGTTGGTGTTGGGGTAGGTGTTGGTGTTGGTGGTACATATGCACTTGACCATTCAATTTTATAGGTAATAAATGTACCTATATCATTTGTTAAATTTGTAACTCTATAACCTAATAATAATAGGTCATTGACCACATCTTGGTCCATATATCTTGCATCAATAAATGCAACATATTCACCTCTAGACGTACAACCTGTTACAACATTATTTACATACGTTAAATTGTCACGTGTTGACTGAAATGCGGAATTTGATGAAGGGCTATTTTGCATATAAACGTCTAATATTTTTATATAAATATCAAAGGTTTATTAAATAAGGTAAATTAGAGTTGTATTTTTAATAATATACTACTCTAATGTCAATAAATATTGTAGTTTATTTACTTCACCTAAGATTTCATCTCTAATATTCATAAGATTTGTATCTGTAGGTTCAAATTCTTCTGTAAATTGAATTAAAGCATCTTTAGTGGTTTTTAACATTCCTTTAAGGTCAAGTTCTTCTAAATTTTGTAAATTAATAGTTCTACTTTCCTCATCTAATTTAAAACGACCATACTTTCCCATTGCTTCTTCAACAAACCTATCAATTAAATCTCCCAACGCATCATATATTCCACCAAATGCATTATGTCTTGCAAACTCTTTAGTTTGCCAATGGTTAATTTTAAATTGTACTTGAACCTCTAAAAGGAACTTTACTTTAGTAGCTATATTCATCTGTTTCTTCTTCTGGGTTAAATGATGCTTTTATTGTTGGGTTGTAATTTTCAACGTCGTCCTTAGTTAAAACATACTCATTTTTTCCGCTAGCTCTCATTTCACCTTGTTTGTGGTCAAAAAATTCAGCCGGTTTTTCATTAAATGGATATGAATCTAAAGAACGCATTTCTAATTTCTCAACAGGAGTTTCAGGTTTCATTTGTTGAACCTCAACACCTAATTGGTCAATCTTAACCATAACTTGGTCCATTTGAGCAAGTTTTTGTTCTAAATCACCTAATTTAGTAAACACGTCATCCATTTTACTAACAATAGCACCATGGTCTTGTTGTTTATCTTCTAAATCTTTCTTTATACTTTTAGTCATGTCAACTAAGTCTGTAATGTCAATTTCTTCCGTACTATCCATTTCAGGTGCGGGTGCCGCTGCGTCTAATGGTGCTGCGGCGTCCATAGGTACTGTTGCATCATCTGTAGGTGCTGCCGCTGGGTCTGTAGGACCTGCCGGAGGTAATTCAGGAGCAGCATCAGTAGGTGCATCTTGCTCGATTATCATCGTTTTACCATATTTGTTAATGGCATTGTAACGATTTAATTCTTCTTGTAATTTTTTCTCTAACATGGCTTTAATCTTGTAATAATTGTCTACCGTCGTTTGTAACGTATTTTTTATTTATTCTTTCAACTATTCCGTCTTTTTCTCTGATTGTATAACATTCTCCTGTTACCAAATCACATTCTTCTCTTTCCATTCCGTCTTGAGATACTCTCTTAACATTCTTTGGAGTTAAGAACTGATCTACTGTGTTATTTAATCTATTATTTTCCATAATATTTCTTTTATTAATATAAATATCCTAAATATTGTTATTATTCAATTATTTGTATATATCGGCGTAATCATCTCTAAAATATACCACATCTCCATCTTTTAAACCTAAATCCCTCATTAATTTTTTAGATAATGCAATACCATAACCCGCCTCTGATGGACCAACACTAATTGGGCCGGTTACATTATCAAGTGTCATTTTACCATTTAATGGTGCCGTTATTGGTAATACTGTTATTGGATTTCCACCTTTAGGGTTTTTAAATACAGTTTTTGTTGATATAATGTGGTTAGCGTTCGCAACTGTTTTTGATAAAAATTTAGTAGCGTAAAAATATCTTTTGTTTGAAGCTTCTTTAAGTAATTTCCACGTTAATAATGACGAATCTATGGTTAAAAACTGACCATCTTTATCTCCCCATTTATCAACATCTTTTAATATTTGCATTTGCGTGTCATCAGTTAATGGGTTGTTTTTAATACTTCCCATTTCCACCGCAATTGCTCTTAACCATTTTCCTTTATTATCAACAAGTTGTATGTACTTTTCACCTTCGTAACCGTTAAAAGGTATACCATAACCAGTAACCAATGATTTTCCTACTATGGTTTCTCCATTAATATGTTTCTCTTTTGGTCCCATATCAATTGTCACAGAACGTTTGTTTTGTACAATTAATTGTGTTTCGTTTGTTGTTCCTAATTCTGACTCTTGTTTTACTTTAGCAACCGCCTCATTTGTTAATTTATCAAAATACACCCTATAACTTGAGAAGAAGGAATCCTTAGGGTCAGGTAATGATGCATATGGAATTCTAGACCCTTTAAATGTTGTGTTAATTTTATTTCCTTGGATATTATGTGAAACTTCCGTTATCCAATATGACCCCCTAAACATTGGTATGTTTTTTAAATAAAAGAACATTGTCGGTTGAATCATAACATTCCCCATACACGAAACTTCACAACTATATGATGCTTGCCTATAGATATCAAATAATCCAATATCTACATTATATGTTCCCGCTCCACTTTCAGAACGTCCCATATTTTCAAGAACTGAAAACGATTCACTTGTATTTCTAATTGATGTTTGGTCAAGTCTAACTCCTTTGAATATTCCTTGGTTTTGGTCTCCAACGCTAACTTCAAAAGCAACCACTTTATTTGATTTAGCTAAATCTCCTGTGGCAAATACGTCGGGTATTGTTATAGTTAAAGGTCCACCACGTCCATCAAATAAATTACCACTATCGTTTTTATACTTATAATCCGAACTAATATCTGACAGTTCTAAATGTTTGGATGTTGGTCCTGTATATTGGACAACTATCTTTGGTGAAGATTCCTGATAATCCACTTCTAAAAAAGTTCCAAATATATTTTTGGCAACTTGTTTTGATGAAGTTACTTTAGATTTATTTGTGAAGTTAGTTCCGTAAAAATTTACATATGCCGGTAAAGCTCTCATATCAAATCCAGTACCTGATAGTAGCATACTAATTACACTGTATAAATCTGCATTATCATTTTTTGGGTCTTCTAACGCTATTAATTTATCTAAACTAAGGTATGCCAAACTTCCAATATCTTTATTCGCCTTATCTAAAAATAAAAATTCTTCTAATAGTCCTCGTTGTCCGATTGAATTTCCTGCCACCCATTTATCATTAAATGACTTAAAATGATTATATAATTCAACTTTTAATAATGCATCATTATAACCACTTGATGGTGTTAATTTATTGTTTGATGGTATATCAGATGTAAATTCTTTGGAATTTATTTTCCTTAAAATTTGTGTTAAGTATATTGTTAATCTATCTTCAGCCTTTGATAAGACATTTGTCGCGACATACGATTGGAAGTCAACCTTTGATGGGGTATATGATAAACCTTTCCATTTTAACCATCCAGCAAAAATCATAATTAAAGGTCTAAATTGTAAAACATTTTCTTCACTTAATTCAATATTATTTACTGTGAAAAATTGTTTATAACAATTAAATACTGGTTCTTCACCAATATATAATGTAATGTATTTGAAATTATCCGTATATTGTGAAGGGTTATATTCTTTATATGTAAATGTATTACTTGTTGAAAATTTAGAAAATCCGTCCCAAACATGTGAATTAATTTCTTTAGGATTTCCTAATGTGATTTTAATTAAATTATTATCTTTTAACATTTCTCCAGTAATAGTCTGTAAATTTGTAATTTGGTTTAAAGTTATTCCAGAAATGATACTATTAATATCGGACCCTGTGATTTTAGTTTTATCAATTGTTACTATTGACTTTAATAAATTTTGAAATTTATCGTGGTTAATGTTTGGGAATATCTTTCTTTCAATTTCAACATTCTCTCTTTCTGTTGCAAATTCAATAAAATACGATTCAAACATACTTAAGATATCGGGACTAAATGTTGCAATTAAATCTATAACTTTTTTATTGTTATTACCAATTGAATAATTGTTTGATGAATTTCTTATATATTGATTAGGTGTGTTAAATGTTTTATCTGAAAAAGTATCGGTCACGTGTTCATCTGACCAAATTATTCTAAAATTAGATTGTTCTCCTTTTGAATAATCATTATATGTATTTAAATAATTTTGTGTGTTATCTCCATCGCACGGTAATAATGTAAAATATGTACTATCTGTGTATAATTTTGAGTTGTCAATATATGATGTCCAATATTTAACTCCGTCATCTGTATTTTTTCTATTTCTTGTGTTATATGTTCCATTAGTTGATCCTGAATATAATGAAGGGTTTGGTGAAGAATAATCATAAAATGGATAATCGTTAACAATAATGTGAAATGTATTTTCATAATGTGGATGTATTCCAATATTCGTATGTCCACTGTAAGATATGTTTGTTCCATTTATATTAAAAGTAGTTCCAGTTGTTGTACTGGTATAACTATCAAAAAATTCTTTTCCGTTAATTGTATTTGTAATTCCCAATAATATATCGGTATCATCAATAAGATATTTTTTATACCTATGGTAAATAGAACCCCATTTTAATATCAAATGATATGGAACGTAATGAGTTGCACCTACTTCTTTAAACATTGAAGCCATATTAACCGAACTACCACTAAATATTAATGTATCTTCTAAATCTTTAAATGGTAATGAGTTTAGTAACAAATATGCGGAACTAATATATTTCCCAGCTGACTTTGTGTTTGTGTAATCATTAAATAATTGTTTATGAAAATATGGGGTGTTAAGTATGTTAACATCACTATTACCAACAGTTAATTTTTGTGTAAATAAATTACTATCGTATCCAACTTTAACCCAAGATTTAGGTTCAATCGGTGTACAAATAAAACCGGACTTTGTGTCAATATGAAATAAATTCGTAAACTTTAAACTGTCATCAAAAGATGTTTTATATAAATAACCCAAATACTCGGTAGAATTAAATGGGTAAATATTTTTTCTATAATCTTCAACTTTATAATCTTCTAATGATTTTTTTAAATTAGGAAATATACTTAATTTATCATTTTTTGTTTCACTACTAGATAATTGATTTATGTTAAATGAATTTTCAGATAAATCTTTTATATATGATACTGTTGGTAATTGATCTTTATAATATGGGTAACGTTCAACAGGTGAATATAATGAAAGATAATTTTTTAAAGTATCTAACGTTTTTAATCCTTTAATTAAATTTACCAAATCATAATCTTCGTTAAATGAATATTTTAAATTTCCAAATTCAATATTTGCTAATTCAAGTAATGTGTTAGGATCACTAAATGTATCTAACAATGTTGTTATTTTTGCCCTTTCATATATTTCATAAAAAATATTAGATGGTGATTTATCATTGTACGGCGAACCAACTGATAAATTTAATAAATTTGATGTCGGTGTATAGTTATCGTCATCTTCATTTGATTCAAAAATAAAATTTATGTTTCCAACCCCACCTTCTTTTTCTACTAACGTATCAATTCTTTTGGTTGATACTCCGACATAATTTTCTACAAAATCAACTTCTGGCCACTTATTTTTATCATCTGATTTTAGTTTTTTTAATAAATCAAAATCTCCTGGATATGCGATTACTTTTCTTTTGTCTGTTCCTGTTTGTTTTTTAACTTCTGGCCATGGATATATATTATCATTACTTGGTGTTTCGTCTGATAAACCAAGTAAAACTTTTTTTCTATCTTCTGAAGCATCAAAAGCTGATTTATGAACATCTTTTAATAATCTAATATACACGTCCGCATTTGCCAATATTACCGCAAATATATTTCTAATTGTTGGGTCAAATCCAATACCTAAAGTTTTATTTTTTATAATGGTATTCATTTTTTCCTCAACTTTACTTTGTAATTTATCTCTTTCTTTAACAAAAGATGTTTGAATTTTATGTATATCGTCTATTATTAGATTTTTTGCAATAACATAATTGGAATCTTTTTTTCTATAATATTGGTCAATTTTTCTAATACTATAAGGTACATTATTAAAATCAACATCTATATTGGCTTCTTTTTTTATTAATTCTGTTGAAAAAATTTTAGTTTCTTTTAATGCATTTTGATAATTTGAAATTAACAATTCTAACGACCCACTTTCATTTTTTGTTGTTCCGGTTATATTAGTTAAAGAACTCCTTTCCTTTTCGTTACCTTTTAGTACAAAGTAATCAACAGTTGGGTTATCTGTAAAAGGTGTTACAATTTCATTTGTTAAATATCTGTCTGCCCAAGCTTTTATTGAGCTTTCAAATTCAACAATTTTTTTCTCAAACTCTTTAATTCCACTAAATAATCTAAAATCAACAACTTGATCAAAAATTTCTCTTTCCAATATTTTATCTAAAGTTTTAGCAATTGCTATAACTTCTCTAAGTGTTTTAACTGGAAAATCTTTAGGTATTAAACCTTTAGTTTTATATTCGTCATATACCGTTTTAAGTATTGAGTATCCTTTTGATGATTTTTTTATTTTCTTTTCGTACGTTCCTGTTTGTGGATTAAAATTTAATTTACTGTCACTTTCAATGTAATACATGTATGGTGCGTTTAACATACCTGATAATGGTATATCATTCATATATGCATATGTTGATCCAACGAATGTTGTTGTTATATCAAAATTACCATTTGTTTCATTGTATCTAGACGTAAACTTAGTCATATGTAAACGATACCTTATCGCCTTACCATAGTAACCTTTAATAGTTAAATAATATATTGGCCATGGTAAATGGAAAAATGCCTTATATGGAGAATCTTTAGGTGATTCAAATAAAGTCTTACCTCTAACATCAATAAAATTTATCGTGATTTGTGGAATAAAATTTGCACCTTTAATTGAAATATTCATACTATCAATACCAAAGGATTGTCCTGACGCATCATGAAATTGGTCAGCGTTTAATATTGTATTACCATTCTGATCTTTTGATTCTTGTGGAACAAATGACTCAGTCCAAGATGTGTCATAATCTTGTCCTTTTTGATTTTTAAGAAAATTTAATGTTCCTTTTGCAATTGATAATAATGTTCCACTTAGTTTTTGATCCCCTGTTGCGGTTAAAATAGACCTTGGGACTAAGTCCGCTTCTAAATTAACATACATGACATAATTTTCTGGACTTACACCTCTAGGTTCAACGGTATTTCCGTTAACTATACTGTTTGGGTCAATATATATTAAATTATTTTCATCAACTTTAACTAATATATTTTCACTACCATTTAAATTATTGTTCGCCATAATATAAGTTATACAATTCTACGCCGTTTTTATAATCTTGTAAAGAGGATAGTAAAGGAAATGGTACCCTTATATAAGAATTATCGGGTATTTCAAATTCAATACTACCTACCGATGGGTTAGCTAATAATATTAACCACCCAAACATAGGTGAACCATAATATTCTTGTGATAAAATGTCCATTCTGTGTTTTCCTTTTTTATATTGTAAGTATTTGTCTGTTGGTTTTATAGGCATTTCAATTCCAGGAATAATTCTAAACTTTCCGTCTGTAATATAATCTTGGTATCTATTGTAATAGTTTCTACTCATTATCTATAAAAATTTAAAGTGGTTCCAAGGTTATTTTTTGGTGAGAATATTTTAAATATGTCATTATTTGGTTCATTATCAACTTGAGTTGTGTATGGACTATCTACTAATGTTTCATATTCAATTGGGTTATTGTTTCTTTTTAGTGGTGGTGTTTCCAATGTAATTACAGAATTTTTAAGTATTGATGGGTCAGGACTAACAAACACATCAAAAATACCATAAAAAGTTTCTATAATTCCTATCATCATATCGTCTCCATTAAATAAATCAATTAATGGTCTAATAATTTCCGATTTACTATTAACTAAAAATAATTTCAAAATATCTTTTAAATCATTCACATTTATTGTTGTTCCGGTTCCAAAATTATTAAAGTCAAAACCTGAATCATAAAGATTATTTCTATTATCGTTAAATGTCCTCAAATATTCAATTACGTTGTCATAATTTAATGTGAAATCGGTTGTATTAAAACCGGTTGGGAATGTTAATTTAGTTAATGTTGTTCCTGAAATTTTTGTATCTCCAGAAACTGAAACAACATAATTTAATTTATCAATTAAACTGACCATTTCATTTCTAGACTTTTCCAAATCTTTTATCGGATTTAAATTACTAAATCCATCAATTTTTTGATTTACTATTTTTATAATAATTGGTGTTATTACACTTTCAGCTTGATTTTGTGTATCTCCACCACCTAAATTAAATCCAAGTAAATCCATCATTGGGTTTATTGATATAGAATTATTTATAGATTGTTTAAATTTATCCATATAATCTAATAATACGGTTGTGCCAGTGTATTGACCAAACATTGGTAATGGTGAATACCCACCTGATATTGTTGCAGTGGATATTGTTCTATAATTTGGTGAGAATAATAAACCACTTACTTTAGGTCCATATGATTTATATATTTGTTCGTACGCTGATTTATATATGTTGGTATAATTTACAGATTTAGTATAAAAATCATTAACAACATCATTATATACTAATTTAGTACCTCTACCCGTTCCAATAAATTTACCTTGTTCTGGTTTATTCGTATCTGTGGAAACTGATGCGGTTTTTACTGTACTAATATTATTATTTAATGTTTGTAAAAATTCTTTTGTAAACTTATCTTTATTCTCATATCCAATTCTACCATCAGTTGGTATTGACCTCTCATCATACATTTCAGTATTTGCAAAGAAATTTGATGATAACGCATTTTGTAATTTTTCAACAGGTCTATCTAATCCTTGCCCACCAATAAATGTTATTTGTAATTGAACGTTGGCAATCATAGGTTGTACACCTATACCCTCAGGATTAAAATCCCAAACCCCTTCTTCGTATGTTATATTAACATCTTTAATAATAATTTTTGAATGATAAAAATCACCAATTCTTAATACACAAATTGGTGGTGGTCCGAAAGTTGTATTTCTTGCCCCAATATCTGTGTTATCTGAAAGACCTTTAATTGGTATAGTATCGCCAGGTCTTAAACATTGTAATAAGAATGTTAATCTACCATTTAAACCTTCAGGTGTTGTAGAGTGAAAAGCCGGATGAAAATATTTTAATTTTTCTGTTAGAGATTTAAATGCCACAGGTGAATCTTCTTCTAATTTCTTAAAATAAAAACATTCTGTTAATGTTTTCATTATAATTCTTTTCATTACATCAATGGATGGTTTCTTTTTTGTAACATCCACAGTATCTTTTGAAACGATTGGTTTTGTAAATGGTGTATTAATCTTTTGTGGTGTTTTTTCACCATTTGATTTTTCGTATTTAATTTTTACATAACCCTGTCTACAGTAAAACGCCGTTGGGGAATATATTTTTAAATTGGTGTTAGTAAATACTTTTGTACAATCAACACTAGTTCCATTCAGTGATGTACTATTTTCACCTATTGTTCCTATATCAAATATAATATTACCATCTAATTCATATCCAATATCTTTATATTTTATAGTGATTGTTTTTGTATTTAATGGTAAACCATTTTTAGCATATGTTGCCAATTCCTTTTCAGTAAACCACGTATATTTAAATGGTCCTAATTCATTCCAAATGTGTTGCATTAATGAATGTGCCCTTCTTATTCCTAAGTAGAAATTCTTATCATTATCTCCCGCTTCTGATGTTGATGTATATATTGTTATTTTTGTGTCTGAAATAACTGTTTTTCCAGATAATGCCGTTTTTAAATCAAGTATTTGTTTATTTAATGCCTCAAAATTTGTAGTTAACCCGCTAAATGCAGTTGTTATTTGATTAGTTTGTCCTGAAATAACACTTGGGTTTGATGTTGATCCTGTGTCACCTATTAATAAAATTTTATCAGCATTAGACAATGCACTATTCATCGCGGATGTTAAATTGGTAATGTATGTCGATTGCTTTACATTATATTGTGTATAATAATTACTATAATAATAGGGAGATTGTGTTAAATTATTTCCATTAACAGGTGGTTCAGCATTTTCGAAGTAGAATATGTTATTTGTGTCATAATTAACAGGTTCATTTTTATTTACGTCAGTATTAGCGTCATTAGGTAATGGTACGGTAGTATATTTAATTCTTTCAATTGTTTGTTTTTCAACTCCAGCACTTAGGTATTGTTGAATTAAATCTCTATCATTTTGGTCTAGAGTTGTATATGTTTGTATTAAAGAATAAAAATCAACGTCTTGTACGCCAGCAAAAAATGCGTTTATATAGTTATCAGATTCTTCATCTGACATTCCTTTAAAATGTTCTCTAACCAATAAATTCATAATACTCGGATGGTCAACAACAACTTTAAATGAAACTTGACCTGTTCTTTCTGTATTTTGATATGTGTACACTGGTTCAGGTCTTCCAATAAATGAGTTCTTTTCCCAATTTGCATTGTTTTGTTCGCTCATCTTTAAGTCGTATGGAGGGAACCACATAACTCTACCACCATTATTTCCTTTTTCACATGCTGGTAAATCACTTACTTGAAATCCAGATAAATTAGAAGTTTTCCATGCCAAGTTCTCAATTGAGAACATGTATTTCTTTGCGTAAAAATCACCAAGACCTTTGTCTTTTTCTACAATATTTGTTGAGTTATCAAATGATTTTTTACCATTGGACATTGGTGCCATATTTAAATTCCATGTGTCATTTAATACACTTGATTCAAATTGTCTTATATTACCTCTTCTATATTTTCTTCCTGATTTTTTATACTTTCCAGTATTAATATCCTTTTGATTAGTTGACAACGGCATTGTGTCAAAATTTGTCATGTATGGTCTATCCTTTGTCCAAACTCTCGCATATTCAATCCCACTTTCTTCACCAGTAAATTTATCGGTATACTTAACCGCAGAACCTCTTGATATTCTAGTATCACCATCTTGGAATACTCTACTTGTTTGATCAATAACATTTGCAACATGTGAACGTGCAGCGCCCCCATCTGAAGGCATTGAATCTAATAATTCTTGAGTTATTCCTAAAATTGAATCTCCTCTAAATTTATTTTTAGTTGATAAACTTTCAGTAAATAGTGACGCTTCTGTCTGCCAACTATTGTTATTAACCCCTAATTTATTTTTTGAGTTCTTACTAATCCATGATAACTTACCTCCAATTGATCCACCTTCAGTAATATTTTTATTTGTATGAAATAATTTTGCCGACACCTCATCAAACATTAATGTTAAATAATAGTTACTCCTTACGGGTCTATCATTAAAATCATTCATTGCATATTTTACATCATTTCCTCTATCATCTCCAATATAAGCAGTTCCTGCAGGTGCCTCAACACCTAAAATATTTTTTATACCTTGTGCAACCTTATCAACAAAATTAAAAATTTTAGACGTGTTTTGTGACCTTGCGGTTGTGGTATAATTTGGTGCATATGTTGAATAGGATAATAGGTCATATAACCTGTTTTTTTGACCGCTTCCCATATGTTCAATCAAAAGGTCAGATGGTTTTCTATCTAGCAATGGTCGTCTTTGTATTCCTATTAAAGACCCTAATACACCGGTTACGTCTTGATATAATGCACCTAATTGTGATGACGCTTGTGGTCTATAGTTTATCGGGTTTCTTGGGTTACTTAAATAATCCCCTGGTATTTGACTAAAGGGTAATTGTATACCTGAAACAGTTTTTAGAAAATCAACCGCTTGACCTGGTATACTTAATGTATTATCAACTGTAATAGTATAATTTGATTCAATTAATGGTTCTCTGCCTGTTAATATATTAACGGCGGTAGTTGTGTTACCATTAAGAGCATCCATAATTCTCACACGACCTAATGTATTTTTTTCTACATTTTGAGTAATTCTACTATAAACAGGTCCTTGTGGGTCATTTTTAATTAAACTTGTGGCAAACTTAACTAATTCAGATTCAGTTTCGTAATTTGAATTACTAATAATACCAAATAAACTTAAGTCAGTTTGAACAAAACTTGGGTATAATTTTAAATCGGCCGACCTAGGTAATGTGTTAATAACATCACTAATAAAATAATCATCTGGTTTGTAGATATTAGAGTTCTTAGGTATTGTCAAATCACCATATCTATTTGTATCTACCTGACCTTGTAATAAATTAGGTGTATTACTTAGATTCTGTTCAGGATATGAACTATTTGTAAACGTTTGGGGTCCATTAGGTTGTTGTAAGGTCTTACCTAATATGTGGTCTCTAAACTGTTTTGTTGTATTAAAATCTAAATAACTCGGCATTTTTTATTTTATTATAAATAGGTTTAATACTATTTTGTTATAACTTTAGGGTTCGTATATTCATTTACATTTCTTTCCGTCCAACTACCGACTAATGTTGGGTTTTTAACATTTTCCCTATTAAAAGCGTCCATATACCCTGAAGTCGCTTCATATTTATGAGTGTGTGTTATATCTATCTTGTTTGCTGCAATATATGGTGGTGGAGGTGGAGGTGTTTTTGTGTCCAATCCAATCATTGCTTTTACAGATTCAATTCCTGTTGATATGCCCGTTTTAACCGATGTTACTTTATTTGCCGTAGCAGTTGCGATATCTTCCGCTGTTTTATTTACGTCACCTATTTTAAAAGTTGCAATTGCTTTATTAAGTTCATCATATTGTTTACCACCACCTGCCCTTAACGCCGCCTCAACAGCTCTAGCACCTATTATTTTATAATATGATGCAATTACATCTATACCCCTTGACATTTGTTGTGTTTCGGTAAGTTGTGACATTGCAATATTCTTAACATCCATAGACTCAAAAGCCTTTTGATTTGCCAATAATACTTTAGCTTGACTATCAGTCATTTTATCTAATGAGATTTCAGTTGCACCATTTAGTTCTGAAGCTAAAGATTTAGGGATTACAATTTTCATTTCACCCCCTTGCATTCTTGATATATTTGTTAAAAATTCTGTTTGTTTGTCATCTAATTTTAAACCACGAGACATTATTGCACTAGCTGCAGATGATCTTTCTGCGGCAGCAATTGCACCTTTACTTAATTCTTGATAAGATATTCCCATAGCATCCGCCATAGCTTTACCTCTTCTTAAGTTAATTCCAGTAATTTCAAATCTACCTTGTTCTTGATTGTATGTGGCTAATGAACTTGAGGCACCAATTAACGCGTCTTGTAATCCTTCTACGTTATTTGTTGCCATATACATTAATTTAAGTGGGTCGTTAAAATCACCAATTGCACCACCTAATACTTGTAAATTTGCAACCATATCAATAGCATTTTCAGGATTCATAACCTTTTCGGCAATTTTAAAAGATTCCTCCATACTCATCCTAAATTCAACCGCCTTTTTGGACATATCTTCTAACCCTTTTACACCATTTTTAAACCCATATTCATTTAACTTACCGATATTATCACGCATTGCGGTAGTTACTTTTTGAGCACTTAACCCTAACGATATTAGTCTTGTTGTTGCATCTCCTAATGATTGGGTTGTTTTATCTGCTCCTAAACCTACCTTTTCAAATTCACCAATAGAACCAGCTAATTCGGCCAATGACATGTTTAATGCGGCGGCAACAGGAACCGCACTTTTAATTGTGTCTTCATTAATTAACGCAAATTTACCTGAATCTTTTACTAACGTGGTGTACATGTCACCAATATTAGAAAGGTCAAAACCATATCTTTTTGCTTCAACTGAAGCTGCAATCATGTCTTTTCTTAAAGTTTCAGATAATTGACCACTAATTCCTGTTTTAGTATTAACATCAGATAATAATACAGATTCAGATTTTATTTGGTCAAGACCAGCACCCCACATATCTGAGATGGCCGTTTTCATTAATTTAATTGGGTTTAATCCACCCTCTTGAACCATTTCAAATATCTTATTTGCGGTTGTGTCATTTCCATCGTCTTTTCCTAATCCAGACGCAAATAATCTTTGTGATTGTGTCGCTAAAAATTTAGTAGCATCATTAACTTTACCTAACGCCATTTCAACAAAACCTGTACTTTTTGAATCTCCTAATAATCCACCACCTGTGTTTGAACTTACACCTGATGAAGCTCCATTTTTAAGTTCTGCTTGAGCGGCATTAAAACCAATTATCCAATCATTTTCTTTTGCTCCTTTATTTAATGTATTAAACGCAACTTTAAAGGCATTCCTATCACCATTTTTAGCATGTTTCAGTAATTGTTCGTTCATACATATAAATAGACTAATTAATTATTTTCAGTCTCTTTCTCTATCATATAATTAATATAATATCTTCTAATGTACACAGGCATAGAAAGAATATCCCCATAAGAGAACCCTCTTTTAACTAAAAATAAAATTTCGTCTAATTGTCCTTTTTTATAATCCATAGAAAGGACGAAAAAATTCTACCCCGAATCCAATTTCAACTTGGATTGTCTCTCCGGACGGGGTTGTAACATTTTGGGTTAGATCCAACCCCGGTTTAACTTGGTTAATGAATTTTCTAAAACTTTGTGAATCCTTAATTGGTAAGGTTTCAATTAAATTTCTAATATTCATTAAATCTCTATTTCCATTAACTGACTTAATCATCATTTCAAGTTGTTTGGTTACAATTGGAGCAACCCCATTACCATTCCAACTTTTTTTAATTTCATCAATTTCTTTTTCTTGTTTTAATGTTAAAAAAGTAAATGAAATATCAATTTTACTTTTTTCCATAAAGTACTTATATTCACCATTAGAATCTTCTTCTAATGTAAAATCTTTTACTTTAATTTCACTTAAATCAATATCGGCTGTAAATGTTTCATTTGTTTTTGGGTCAGTGACTTCTATTTTATATTCGGTACCAAAAGCAGTATTTCTTAAAAATATAAGAATTGCTTGTCTATCCTCTTCAACGATTTCATCAATAGATAATGATTTATCTAATATTTTTCTTTTTAGTAATTCATCTATAACTAAACCAGAACCAATTAAACTTGGTGATGATAGAATGTTTTCGTCACTTGCGGTTAGGTATGCAACTCTAACTGATTTATTTTTATTTTTATAATGGATACCTTTAGTTGGTAATTCCACCACATCGTATGCGATTGTTGGGTCTATTCTTGTTTCGTCCATAATATAAGTTTATACTATAACTATTAGAAAGTAAAGTTTTTAAATAAAAAAACCGATACCCATTTCTGGTATATCGGTTTCTCATATGAAAAATTATTATATTAATAAACTTGGATACAACGGTCCATTCTTAATGAAGCGTCGATTGTTGCTAAATCATCTCTTGAGTAATCTAAATCACCAAAGTTTAAACTTGTTAAGAAACAACCTTGTAAAATCCATTTTTCAACTACAACTCCCGTTGGGTCTAACATCTCCAATTCAATGTCTTTTTTATACCCTGCAGCATATCCCATACGACCTGTAACTGACTCCGCATGTAAACGGAACCATTCCATAAGTGCTTGAGAAGCAGAAGGACCAATTGGGTCTTTAAATTGAACTTTAATCTCTTCCCACTCAAATTGACCAGCAACATAAGTTTTTGTGTTCAAGAAAGGAATCTCAACTGATTTAATTTTAGCAGATGGTCTCGCTGTGGAGAATACATACCACTCATTTATTCCTAAAGATGATGGGAATCTTAGGATAAATCTATTTTTTCTTTTCGGTTCGTAAGGAACCGGCATTTTCATTAATAAATCTGCCATATTGTATTTGTTAAAGTTTTTAAGTTATTTACTTTCTTATAAATATATCTATATTGGAAAATAATTTTATTTTAAGTTTTTTATTGGAAATACTTGTTTATGTCAATTATTTTTCGTAGTTTTTTACAGGCTCCAGTATCTAGTTCCAGTTTAATACTCTCCTTTAATAATTTAATATTTCAATAATAAATACTAGTATATCTAGTTCCAGTATTCTGGGTATAATATAATAGTATAATTGTTATATAATATGGTTCTACGTGGAGCATTAAAAAAGAGTACCATTTCTGATACTCTTCTTATTTTTATATATCTCCTTTTAGATTAGATATTTTCAAATGAAGCTCCTGTTGGAGTGATTACAAATTCCAAATCAATGAATTCTAAAGAACGAGTTGGTTTGATGTAAATCTTACCTCTTAATGTGTTAGCATCGATGTCCTCTGGGTCATTAGATACACTTACACGGAAGTCATATAAACCTCTTTCTTTCTTAATTGATTCCAAGATAGGGTTTACCAATCTTAAGAATTCTTGTCTTACTTGGTCGTCATTTTGTTCAAATAATAACCTTACAGCGACTGCAGATATCAATTTTCTTGCTCTTAATAATAATCTTCTTACGTTGATTCTATCTAAAGCTGACTCTCTAACTTGTAACGTTTTGTTACCCCATATAATGGTACCTGTATCAGAGAATGTTGCAATTGGGTTGATTCTTGCTTTATATAACTCATCTCTTTCGTCAAGAGTAAGTTTCTTTTGAGCTTTGATTGCGTTTACTAAACCTCTACTATAACCCGCAACTGCAAACCAAGGATAAGATACGTTGTCAGTTAAAGCAATATTCTTAACAACCTCACCTGTTGGTGGGATGAATAATTGAGTTGCGTTATCTGTATCTCTTACTTGAATCCAAGGCCAATATGTTGCAGAGTAGTTAGAATCAACCGCAATACCGTCTAAATCGTCAATAACATTAGAAGCAATAGTTTCATTTGGGGCTCCGATGATATAAATTGAATCGGCTCTATCGGTTTCAATCATGTCAATTGCTTGAGTTGTTAATGAACTATGGTCGTAGAAGTTAATACCTGGAGTTGCAAATACGTTAATATCTATAGCTTCAGGATTAGCATACGTATTAATACCTTCTAAATACGCGTAATAATCAGAGTTTCCTGATGCGGTATCAAATAATCCACCATTTGTTGTAAGACCTGAAATATATATTAATTTTCCAAATATATAACCATCACCATATGTTCTTACTTGTCTGTAGATATCCCAACCATCAAAACCACCACATACTGCAAATGTAAATTTACGGTAATTAATATTGGTTAATTTGTTGTTAGCGGCGTCTGTTTGACCTTCCAAATCATAACCCGTTGTTTGATATGTTGTACCTGTAATTGAAGATGCATTAGTTGATAAGTGAAATCCATCAGTACTATTCAATGTTCCTGAACCTTTATATTTGAACAAATCTGCGTCAAAACTAAAATTACTATCTGAAGATAAACCTAAAGATGTTTTTCTATATTTGTCACCGTTACTTGTTGTTGTACCATAGATTGTTTCACCTGAATCAAAATAATTAGTTTTATAAAGAACATTACCTAATTTTGTTGACCCTGATAATACTGCATTTTTAAAACCTTTAAATCCTGCAGGGAATGCATTTGATGGTGCGTTAGAGTCCATACTTAACATAATATATTTAGAATTCAAAGTATATTCACCATTTGATGTTCCTACTTTTCTTGCCACATATCCCGCAACATCTGGATTCATTGAACATCTTGAGAACTTTTCCAAAACAACCATATTTTCGTCCGAATCATTAAAATCTCTAACTAATATATCAAATTCACCTGTTTCAATATTAATATTTTGAATTGTAATTTTAACTTCCTGATTTGCTGCGTCACCGTCGGAAATTGTAATAACATCAAATAAATCATCAACTTTACCACCGCGGACTTCAGAAACTACAGTAGGAGACATTGGTGTATCCCAAGGATTTGAAAAATTGTCATTTTCAGCGTTATATACTTCAGTAAAACTTAAACCACTAATCATACCTTGGTGATATAAATTTTTAGTTAAGTTTGGATATACTTCGTGAACATATAAAGGAACATCACTTCTATCTTTATCATATGGACTTGTTCCTAAAACTTTAGTTATATATTTTGGTGATGTAACGTCTAAACTACAAGTAAAAACTTTAGATCCACCTGTTGCACCTGTAACATGAATATCAAATTCAGATAATGGATTAGTTGTTAATGTTGCACCACTAAGAACGAAGGATGTATTTCCAGTAACTTCAAATACTAAAGTTTCTCCTGAATAATGTCCTCTTGATCTTAATGCTACCACTACAATATCCGCATCTGTACCTAATGTTTTAATACCGAATGTTTTACCTGCTTTATAACCTGTCTTTCCTAATACTCTTGTTACAAATAATTGATTTGACTCTTGTAAATAAGATTTTGCGACATAACCTAATTCATATTTTGGATTACCATTACCATCTTTTTCTGGTGATGTTCCTCCGAAATATGTTTTAAATTCGTCAAAATTTGAAATTAATATTGGTTCATTAGCTGGACCTTTTAAGGTTTCTCCCACTAATCCCAATGTTGTAACACCTATACTTTGTGCTACGAATGTTAGATCCTTCTCTGATGTATAAACACCTGGAGAAACGAATACTCTGTTTGAATTTGCCATCGATTGTTGTTTGGTTAAATTGTTTTATTACTTATCTTATAAATATCTTTGTTTTCACCAAAGATTTCCGAACTTTTCTTAAAAAGATAGTTATTTATCTTTAATTATCTTTTATATGGAAAACAAACAAAAAAATGTCAAAATAGGTGAGAAACACCACGAAATGTTAAAAAATTATTGTGATAAAAATGGATTAAAAATTTATAAAGTACTTGAAAAACATATTGAAGAACTTTGTAAACCTAAAAAGAAAGACATTTATGGGGACGATTAGTATAAATAAGATATACTTATTTTTGAACCCACTATAGGGTTATTATTATATGTGATTTCTTTATCTCCTGTAATATCAAAGCCAATTAAATCTTCTTCAGCCAAACCATTGGTTTCTACGGTTATCAAACTATTGATTGAATTACTTAAATTAAACACTCTTGAGTTAGTATAAATAAACTCTTCTTTTTCAAATTGTAATAATTTACCCTTGTTGTCTAAAATTACACTATTGGTTCCTTTATAAAATTGTACCGTTATTATTGAGTTCTTTATAGGTGGAGTAAAAAATGTAATTGTACTTGTGTAGTTTATAAATGTAAAATTTAAATCTCTTATTTGACCTATACCGTTCATTGAAACTGAAAATAAGGTTCCGATGTTAGTTCCAACACTAAATTTAGTTTGTATTCCGTCCGCGATAAAACTGACCGTTACTATATTAACCGCCATATTTTGACTCTGACTTGAAACTACATTATCTTTTATAAATTCGTACATAGATTATGGTTTAATACAAATACCCTACTGATATGTTTGAATTTAGGGACGGTTTATCTGATAATATAATGAATGAACTATCATCTGAAACTATAAACCCAATACCTTCTTGTTCTGCCAATCCGTTAATCTCAACAGTAATTACACTATTAATCATTTGATTTGTATCAAACATGGGTCTATTAATATCACCATTAAATAAAGGTTCGGTTCCAGTATATTGAAATTCTTCTCTAACAAAACTAAAAATTCTACCTGATGTCCCAACTATTCTACTATTCTTACTTTTGTAATAAACAATAGTAATTTTACTTCCTGCCGTTGGAATATATGGGTTGACAAATTCTATTTTTGAGGTGTAAGCAATATGTAAATAATTTACATTCTTTGTTTGTAATACATCATTTATATAAACTCCAAATAATGTACCAATACTTTCCCCTACGTCAAACACACTTTGAAGTCCGTCTCCAACTAAGTTTACAGTTTGTATTATTTCATTAGTGTTAACAACTTTATTAATATTAAATTTGGGATTATCTTTTATAAACTCAAACATGGTAAATAATCTGTTAATTGCGGGTTTTACTTGGAACTCCTCACTATCAATCAAATAACCCAACATTGTAAATTGATAATTTTGAACGTAAAATCTACGTCCGTCAATTGTTTCAATTGGACTATTATCTTCAATCTTATCAAGAACAATAGGAATATAATGTCCTTTAATCGTTGTGTAATCTTGTCTTGACGCAAAGTGACGTAATATGATTTTATTAAACTTGTTTAAATCTCTAAATTTATTACATATAATTGTTACGTCATATGTAATATCCACAGGGATAGGTTGTGGTATTGTGTAAATGTCCGCACCCAATTGTGAACCATTCCAATTCGGAACTGAAGCGTAATAAACTTGATATCTGTCAGGTATTGTTCTTTGAACCGATGGATTTGTTCCAAATTGAACGTCGGGTTTTCTAATGGTTGCAATAAATGGAAGTTGCATATTCCCGTCGTCGTCGGTAAATGACCAATTCTGCATAAACTCACCCCACCTTTGTATTGTTAATATCTTATCAATAATTGGGATTTGTTTACCGTCAGTTACAACCTTAAATGTTTTCGTAACATAATCTAACATACCTCTATCCAAATCATCATGTAATATAGAATCAGGAAGATTTGTATCTGATTTGGTAATATTATCCAAAAGTTCCTGTCTCCTTTTAGTGAGTTCATTTCCTTTATAGATTTCAATATTTGTTTTTCTTTTAGGTATTCCCATGTTATACTCCTCTAAATGTATTGTCTTGTACTGCTGTACATACAATGTTTCTATAATATGGTTTGTATCCAAACATATTATGTTTATTATCTGATGTTACTTTTCCATCATTTGAAACGTTATAATATCTTGTTCTTGTTTCAGATTCTGGATATCCAATGAAATCTCCGTATTTTATGTCAACCTTTAATTCTTCCAAATGTTTTATATAAACCGATAATGTCATATTACCCGGTTCGTTGTATCTTAATAGTCCACCTTTATATGAACTGTTCTTTGGTTCCTCTATTTTAACCAACGCGTAAAACTCAATTGGTGGGAAGTATTTAATTTCATCTACCCCAACTTCAGCGTAAACATCGTCGTTTTCTGTTTTTTGTTTATCAACACGATATAGCACCAATTTTATCCCCAAATCACCATGAAGGTATTCCTGACCCATTTGAATATTTAAATCAAAGTCATCCTGAGAAAGGAATTTGGACATTCTCGTAATAGGTAGTTTATTATTCATATCCTTATAAATAGTTTAATCTTTCATTCTATTTAGTTATATTATATATATTATATGGAGATAAAAATTCCCGAGATTGAAGCGAGAACTATATTATTAACTTACGAAGGTTCCAATAACCAATTATTGGATTGGAAAAGAAAGATAGATGAGGTTAAAAATTTTAAGTTAACAAGACCCCAAGCTGAATATGTAATGAAATATTACGAATTGAGTCCAAAGGTTGCACGAAAATATATTAATTTGGTTTCCACATTTGGAGAAAAAATTATGGAAGAAAGGTTATTACCCGTTCCCCCTGAAAAAATTTGGTGTGAAAAATTGTTGTGTGAATCTGATAAAGCGTTTCATATATGGGGTAAAGTTTTAGATAGTGACCAAATGAGTGCAATGTGGTTACCAAAGTCCGCAATTGTTCAAGACGAGAAAAAGTTAAATCGTGTAATTGATTATAGTCCATATGATAATCGTCCTCCTATGGAACACCAGAAGGTTGCTATTGAGAAATTATTAGCGAACAATAAGTTTATATTGGCCGATGATATGGGTCTCGGAAAAACGACGGCAGCGGTTATCGCGTCTATGGAGAGTGGTGCAAAGAAAGTTTTAATTGTTTGTCCCGCGTCTCTTAAAATAAATTGGGATAGAGAGATTAAAAATTATACAGATAGAAAAGTATTAATAGTTGAAGGTCGTAAATGGGGTTCTACTTTTGATTATTATATTATCAATTATGATATATTAAAAAATTATCACACCACAGAAAAAAGTGAAGATAGTGATGATTATAAATTATTGGTAAATGAAAAGTTTGATTTGGCAATCGTGGATGAAGCACATTATGTTTCAAACGCAACAGCGAATAGAACTCGTTTATTAAATGATGTATTGGAAACAATACCTAAAGTTTGGTTGTTAACAGGAACACCAATGACATCAAGACCAATTAATTATTTTAATTTATTAAAGATTGTTGATTCACCTTTAACATTAAATTGGCAATCATATGTTCGTAGATATTGTAAAGGTTATCAATTTACCGTCGGTAATAGAAAAGTGTGGAATACAAGTGGAGCAAGTAATTTAGATGAATTGAGAGAAAGAACTAAATCATATGTTCTTCGTAGAATGAAAACTGATATTTTAGATTTACCTGAAAAAATTGTTACACCTGTGTTTGTGGAACTTACAAGTAAGATGTACGACGAGGAATTGGAGGAGTTTACAAGAATTAGTAATGATAAAAAAGACAACGAAACTATTAGTGTTACCTTAAATCGTTTAATGAAAATTAGACAACTTATTGCTTACGAAAAAATTCCATATACTTGTGAGATTATAGATAAATGTTTAGACCAAGGAAAGAAAGTTATTGTGTTTACGAATTTTACAATGTCATTAGATATGTTACATGAGAAATACAAAAAGAACTCCGTAATATTAAATGGTAGTATGTCTAAAGAAAAGAAACAAGAGAGTGTTGATAGATTTCAAAATGAAGATAAGGTAAAAATATTTATCTCAAATATTATTGCTGGTGGTGTTGGTATTACATTAACAGCGGGAGAAGTTGTTGTAATGAATGATTTATCATTTGTACCTGCACATCATAGTCAAGCGGAAGATAGAGCGTATCGTTACGGACAACAGAATAGTGTATTAGTTTATTATCCCGTGTTTGAGAATACAGTTGAGAAAATTATCTATAATATATTACAAAAGAAAAAAGGAATTATAGACCAAGTTATGGGTGACGGAGAATACTCTGAATCATTCAGTAAGGATTTACTTAAGAGCCTCCTTTAATCGTTATTATTGCGTCTCTTAAAGTTAGTTCTAAATCTTTACGTTCAGGGTCACCTATTATTAAAGTTACTATTTTATTTTCCAAATCCAAAGTTAGAACGTTTTCACCTTCACCTGTTTTGTAGTTAAATTCAAAATTGTTCTTACCCGCAGTTTCAAATAAATCTAATAATGTACTAGTCATTTTTACTTACTTTTTTAATAAATAATTCGGATGAAAATTTAAACACCGACGTTCCATTTTCAACAAGTGAAATTATTTTATCTATATTATTTTTAAACATATAAACATATTCTTCATTTGATGGATAAAATACGAAGGCGTTAACTTTACGATATTTTTCTAAAACCATACTAACATTAACATAATAATGACCATCGTTTCTTAATTCACATTTTGTAACTCCTTTAATTTGTAAATTACGTTTTCTATTATCAAATAGAACAGTACAATCAATACCATCTAACATATCATTTACATCACCTGGTTTATCATCATTATGTTCAATACCCGTTGATTCAGGTATTAACCTTCTATAGTTATCAATAAAATGTTGAGTATGAACTTTACCTCTATCCCAAGTATCGACCATCAACCTAATTAATTCTTTATAAAATTCACCTTCTTCATCAAATAGAATATCTCTATATTGTTTGGTAAACCTTAACATTCTTTTAACCGTATTATAGGTATAATTAAAATCTAAATGAAAATCTTCTTTGAAAATTATTCTCTCTGGTTGTCCGTTTAATATTAAAAGTTCATTTATTTTATTTCTTAAATGAGTTAATCCTGTTCTGTTTGTGTTTAACCTATTAAAATGTGACCAATATAGTTCACCATTTTTTTTAGAGTCCATAACTCCCCAAACCTGACGACCTTTAATCTCACCCTTCCCCCATCTACCTAAAGGTTCCCATTTACTTTGAGCTATTTCACCCAATTCACGAATTATTAACCTTTTAACTTCACTCATTGAAATAATAACATTAAAATCCTTTGTTTGATCCTCTGTATAATATAGTTCTTTTACCATAACCCAAATATAAGATATTTATAAGAATATACCAAATTATGGCCACTATTATTACACCGGAAGAAAGAGATAAATTATATACCCAGGTTTTCCACCTTTTGGGGATGCCAGTTCGTGGAATTGAACTTACACAGGAACAAATGGATACCTTTTTAGAGTTATCTCTATCAGAATACGAACAATACGTTAGTGATTGGTTAATTGAATCTCAATGGTCAGCTTTAGCGGGTCTTGATTTAGATACACAATCCCTTTCAAGAGCTTTCACAACAAGAAGTTTAGATTACGAAACTCAATATACTCACTCATATTCCAAAATTGTAGGTTTACAGGCTGGTGGAACAAGTGAATTGAAAAAGGACTATTTTACGGTTTCACAAGGTCAACAAGTATATGAAATTCCTGCTGGTCGTGAAATTAACGAATTATTATACTTCACACGTGCAACTTTAAATGACTCAATAGTAGATCCATTTTTAGGTGGTTTTGGTGCACTTGGTGGTGTTGGTTTCGGTGGAGTGGGTGGGTATGCTCAGGTTGGAACCGCTGGTTCATATTTTATGACACCGGGTTTTGACCTATTATTGAGAATGCAAGATAGAAACTTTAAGAGTAGAATGATTGGTGGTGATTTAACTTATAAAATTACCGCGGGTCCTGAAGGTAAGAAATTGGTACACCTTTATAATGTACCGGGTGGTAAGTTTGATTTTGGTTCTATTGCTAAAAATAATTATAAAGTTTGGTATTGGTACTACGATACTATGGATAGAGACACCTGTTTAAAGAATAATAAAGATGTTATTAAATTACCATCCGATGTTATGACGGAAGAATTAACATGGGGTAGTTTAAATAAACCTTCACAGAATTGGGTTAGAAAATATCTAATAGGTTATTCTAAAGAAGGTTTAGGTCGTATATGGGGTAAGTTTTCAGGTGATTTACAAGTTCCTGATAGTACGATTAAATTAGATTACAGTTCATTAATTACTGAAGGTAAAGATGAAAAATCTAAGTTAATTGAAGAACTTATGGCAAGATTAGAAAGATTACGTCCTGATAAAATTCTTGAAAGAAAAGCTGGTGAGGCAGAGAATCTAAACAAATCTCTTAAGTTTAGAGCAATGCCCGCACCTATTAATATTATCTAACTTTCTATTGCGTGTAATGCATAATCGTTACCATTAGTTTCAATAATCTCCTCTTCATTGGATTTAGTACTTTGTTCTTGAAACGAAATTACTTTTCTATTGTGGTCAACCCAAAATGGGTCAGCAAGTTCTAAACTATTTTCCACATACATAAAGTAAGGGTCTCTCCCCACACGATTCCAAAATAATACTTCACTGTCAGATAATGTCATTACCTCATCTAATTTATCTTGACCTTCTTCTTTCAATGGAAACCCATTAACTAATTCACATTGTAATTTTGTAAAGAATTGTCTTTGGTCAGGTGATTCAATTAATATATCTTCTCTAATTGATGGATGAAATACAACTAACAATGGTTCAACACGTTTATTAAAATTATTAAGATAACGAGGAACATTATAATCACCTTTTAAATCAGGATTATTTAATATTTCTTTTTCATCAATCATATAACAGTTCACTTCGATATAATCTTCAGGCATTGGTGTACCATTTTTTGTAAGATATTCTTCTAAAACTTTCTTACTAGGTCTACTAACTTTCTGAACATCTCCTGATGATTTCTTAACACCATTGTTAACATAATAAATTGTATCTCCTAAACCTGCAGGATAATCACTCCTCATAATTAATTCCATATGTGCTTGACGAGACATTAATGAACCAGCTTTAGTTGTCTTTTGAACATACTTTCTATAATCATTAATAGATTGTTTAACACGAGCTTTATTTGCAATTTTAGATAATGGAATTTCTTTATTATAAATTTTACTTACAAATTCATAATATAATTCCACAAAAGATAATCCGTCACCATTTAACAAATACTTTAATCCTTCATCTAAAAACTCTACGATATATGTTTGTAATTTTTTTGATTTGATTGTATTACCTGTTAATTTAATTTTCTCTTTTCCTTTCTTCATCATTTTAATGATATAGTTCTTACGAGAAACATTAATACAAGCTGGCGCAACATAATCAATATCTAAACCCATTTCATTTCTCATAAAGATATCATTGAACTCTGCAGTATCTGCTTCAATACCTTTATATTCTTTTCCTAACGTAACCATTTCATTCAATCCTTTACCAACATAAACCGTATCATCAATATTCAATGGTGTTTCAAAGTTCACACCATCCGTGTCCATTACAAGAGGTTTATAACCTTTCTTCATATAAAACATAATCATCATTCTTAAACACTGACGACCAACACAGGTAATGGTTTCACCCATATTCATATCTCCCCAAGGGAATACGTGAGGTGCGGATAAACTACCGAAATATGCGTTGATAAAAATCTTAATTGGTAATTGTTTTCTATCATACATTTCAGCAAGAACTGGATCACTATTTTTTAATTCGCCCGCAAGTAATTTATATTTGATACGAATATCACGGAAATATTTTAACATTGATTTTTGTACACCCATCACATCACAATCAGGAAACACATCATATACAAGTTGAATAGATGGATAGAGTGATGCATAGTCAAACTTAACAATATTCTTTGAATATCCCACATTTAATAATCTTGATAATCCACCAGTGATTGCACGTTTCTCATCTTTAGCTGGTATTGCTAAATTGTTTTCATAAGACCATGCTAACATAATAATTTTCCATAGTGTTGCAGTTCCCATTGTTGCAATTCTTTCATACGTGGTAGGTACGAGTTTTGATAATAAGAATGTTGATTGAGAAAATGAATCATCCACAACCATGGTCTCGTACAAGTCATCATCAAGATATTGTTCTACAATTTTTCTTCCTGTCCATATCTCAAATTTACCAGGATATTTCTGTGTTAAATTTTCTGTACCAGGTTCTCCAATTTGTTTATAATTTCCTGTCTTTGGATTTACATAATAACTTTCGTTATCAAGATATATTTTGGAAATCTTTGCACCATCCACATAAACCCGATTAGGTTTTTCTTTCTCCAAATATGTTGTAATATATTTCAATCCCCAACTTTTAATTTCAGAATTGATTGCCTGAGCACGTCTTACTGAATGTGCGATATCAATAATATTGAAACCCCATATAACGTGTTGTTTATATGGTTCAATTTCGTTTGCAAGTTTTAACATTCCTTCCTTCTCTTTCATTCCTTGTGTTGTGAATATTTGTGTAAGACCATTAACGTCAACACCAAGTATTTCTGCACGTTTTAATATAAACGGCCAGTCAAAGAATGCAGAGTTATAACCCGCAACAATGGTTGGTTTTAAATCTTTAATATATTTGAAAAATCTTTCAATACATTTCTTTTCTCCGTCTTCACCAAATGCTGCAATTGTTTCATTCATACCACGGTTATCTTTAACCCCAATCAATATGATAACACAAGTTTCAGGATCAAGACCTGTGGTCTCAATATCAAATACAAATCTATTAACTCCACTATATTCATCAATACCTTTAAATAATCTTTTTTTCTTTTGTATAAGATATTGTTCAACAGGGTTTAATACAGTAAAATGATGTCTTACTTTTTCATCCCATGGATTCAATCCACCCATTCTAAAGAATGAAACTAAATCCGTATATGATTTAATACTTTTAACGATATGGGTCATACCATTTTCTAAACGTTCGTTGCCGTGCGTGTCTAACTTTTCAATTAAAATACCAAACTCACCCATACGTTTTTTCTGCATGGCTTTTGAGTTGTTATAGAAATTTAATCCTGTTAAATCACCCACCCATATAAACGGTGTAAATGTATCAGATTTAATAATTTTTCCTTCAATTGGGTCTTGGATAATTTTCCAAATTGTATTGGTTGGGTAGTCGTATTCAACTCCGACGATATACATTTCGTCGTCTCCACCATTTAGGAAGCCTTCAATAACTTCCTGAGAGATAACCTCTTTCATGTTTTATATTTTTTTAATGTGACGTATTAGCTTGTGATTAAATCACAGTTTGCCTTGTTTACAATAATAAATATAAGTAAAAAAATTGGTAATAAAAAAAAGGAGGACTTTTTAGGTCCTCCTTGTGAATTATTTGTTTTTGTTATATTAACAAGGTGTTGTATATGAACCATAAAAGTTCATGTAGTTATTTGGAGATCCACTATATGATGCTCCTCTAACTTTTCTTGATACATTATCAAATACCCAATATATACCACCACTTAATGTTGTCATATTATCAGCGTAAATGTATCCTGCGGTTCCTATATCACCCGTATCAAATGTTACATTTGTTAATCCGTTAGTGCTAGCACATGCCGCAGAATCTGGAGTACTTCCAAAATTTGCTAAATAATAATATTGTAAACCACCTCCACCTCCAAAGCTTCTCACTGCACGTACATATAAATCAGAGTTCTTAGGTGTTGCAGTTACAAAACCATTACTGAAATCTTGGTAATATGCTGCAGATGCAATGTGATATTCCGTAGAAGACCAATAGGCGTCATTCGCAAAACCTCCAATAGAAGCTTTGTTTGTATATAATGCATTTAACTCATCTTTACTTGGTAAATACCAATCAGAATATCCACTTTGTGTTAAATCTCCACAAATTCTAGCTGCAATTCCTGCGGTAGCACATCCAGCCATTATATCTATTGTATTTTGATTTCCAGTTCCTATAGCGGTACCATCTGCACCCGATATCGCCGTTCCAATACATCCCCATGCTGCATTACCTGAAGAAACATCTGCAACTGTAGCAACTAATCCTGATGTACCTGTAGAACCACCACCATCAATATAAGCGATTATACCACCTAAGGCTGCTTGACCTATAGTATAAGTTACTGGAGCACCTGGTAAATCACCAAGAGTTAAATCGGCACTTAAAATTGCCATATTTGACTGTGTTCCAACCCAAGCCACCACATCTCCTATCGTACTGCCTGTAGCACCCATTGCTAATAACATACCGATACATTGAGCATCGTTATATGCAACGTGAATACTAGGACCTTGTGACATTTTATCTACGTAAATGGTGTATCCACCTATTGGTGGTGTTACTCCGTTCCAAAAACCTGTTGATGAGGTTGGGCCATAATCGGCACCCCCCTTTACTCCAACGCTGAAGCCACCTCTTGTGGCTGAACTTATTCCGGAAGCTCCGAATTTAAAATGATTTGTACTTGGTTGTGACATCTATTTTTTGTTTCTTATAAATAGTATAAAATCTACAAATGGAATCGAATTAAAAAATATTAATGTAAAGTTTTTCCTTAACGGGTAATATAAGTTTATTACCATTATCAAACGACACGTTTACCTTTCCTTCAAATTTACCTATTTCAGATGTCTGTTGTTCAGTGAATCTGAAAACGATATAATATTCGTCAGTCGTTTGGTTATATAGTTTTGTTCTTGTTGTAATATTACAAGTTTCATTTAATAACACGGGTTCGCCGGTATTAACATCAAACATTTCAAATGTGATTGTTGCATTTTCCAATAAATCATTAAATGATGATTTATCGTTTTTACCGTCGTCAATCATCCTCATTTTTAATATTGGGTCAGATGCCCCTTGTCTTATAAAGAATTCCATATGTTATAAATAGTTTAAGTTGGTGTTGGTGTATTAGTTGGTGTTGGAGTGTTTGTAGGTGTTCCTGTTGGTGTAACAGTATTAGTTGGTGTCGGTGTTTTAGTTGGAGTTATACTCGGTGTTGGTGTAGGTGTTGGGCTTGGTAAAACATCCGAACAACCATATATTGAATAATTTGGTTTAATTGATGTTAAATAATGATGATTAACATGAACAAAATCTAATGGTTCTTCAAAATACTTAACTTGTTTCAATATACCATTAAGACCATTACTACCAAAAATCTGAACAATTGAATTTGTAGATTTTCTTAATGATGGTATTATTTCTTCAAAGTTTTCTAATTTATATATTCTTTTACCGTTATGATAAATTTTAAGTGTTCCTAATCTCTTTTGTTTCTCACCCGCCCATTTCTTATTTAATTCCTCAACATAACTATATTTGGTGTCACCAGTAATCCAATTTAACGACCCAGTAACCATTGTATAACCTGTGGTGATTTGTGTTGAATGTCCTAAAAATGAACCAGAAAAGAAACTACCTGTGTCACCAGTCGTCGGTGCCCATAATTCATCAGTATAACTAACCGCATGTGGACCTAATATTAAATCATTAAATCCTCCCTCATTCTCAATCTCACAATCATAAAGATATGTGTATCTATCAAATGTGATTGTAATATTAAAATCGTCATATATTCCATTCGCACACAATTCAGGAGTATTACCTGTTAATGTGTAATATGACTCCGTGTACCCGCTATCTGGATTACACGACCCCGAATAATGGTAAGATTCCCATTTTATTTTTTTATTATTGGTAAATGAAAATGTTAAATTATTATCCGCGTAATTCCCATTAGCTAAATCATCTTTAATTCCTAAATAGTAAAATGTCGTACCAGTCACTAATCTATCAAAAACCAAATCTAATGTCCAACCCTTCTCTGTTCTTCTACGAACAGTAAAATCACAGGTACCGCCAGTGTATGGTTTATTTACCTCTACTTCCCAAGGTGAAGTTAGTCCTGTTAAACAAGAAGAATCTATTGTTAATCCTGTATATGTTATTTCTCTATCAAAATTTAGGACCTCTTCATTATAATCCATTTGAACTTTTGATAGTTCAAAGTCATATAATTCGGAATAATCTACCTTTAAATCGAGTTTGGAACCGTAAAATCTTAAAATATTCTGATTAGCCATGTTTATATAAATATCTTTCATAACATTTGATATTTATATAAAAGTCCATTTAGATGAATAATTTTATAAAACAGGTAATTGAAGAGAAATTTGCGTCAAAAGCACAACAAAGATTCTTCTATGCAAAAGCCAAAGGGGGTAAAAATAAGAAGTGGTCCAAATGGGCCAAAGAGTTTTCTGATAAAACAGATTATAGTAAAATACCTGATAAAGTAGAAAAGGAAGAGGAAGTTGATGAAATTGTAGATAAAGAAGGTAATTTTTTAACAAGTAAAAAACCATCAGATTTAAACACAAGAGGTGTTAGTTCCGATTCAACAAGTGATGAAGTGGTTAAAACAGGAAAAGGTCAAATGGGTAATTATGGTATGACTAAGGTTCAAAACTACACGAAGTTTTGGGGTGAGGGTAAATTAACCAAAGGAGAACTAATTGAAATTGCAATGAAAGATGCTCTCGGATTTGAAGCAACTATGGGAAATGATGCGGATTATGAAGAGGCAGAAGAGTATTTTGAGAAAGATTTAGGTTTAGATAGTGAAGAAGCTGAAGATAGAATGGATCAAATGGGTTATGATAAGAATCTACCAGACGATAAAGTTAGATTAGTTGAGAACCCAAAAAAGTATATGGAAGAGTATATTGAGAGTATTCTTAAAGGTAGAAGTAAAGATAATGATGTTTTAGAAAAAGAAAAGGAAGAAGTTGAACCAAAAGAAATACATCCAATTATTAAAAGACAACTTAATTCATTAAAAAATAGTATGGATAGTCACGGTTTAACAGCTGACGATGTAATTAATTATATTAAAAAAGATAATGAATAAGGATTTAAAACATAGGATATTTGATATACCGCAGAACATTTTAGATAAGATTAACCATACAATCGTTGGTCTTAACGGAACACATGTTCATGGTGTACAAAGAGCCAAGAAACTTTTAATAGACAAAAAAGTTAAATACGGACAGTTAAAAAGAATTATACATGACTTACAAAATATTGATAAAATTGGTGATAGAGTTAGGTATGACTTGGCTGGTGGTGAGTTAATGGACAGATGGTCTAAACAATACCTACAAGGTGAAAGAGATATGGTGAGTAATAGAAAAGACGGAAGAAAACAGGCTGATGATATTGGTGGGATAACTGGAGAAAGAAAAAATAGTCATTTGAAAAAACATTCAAAGAAACCAGATTTCTTACCTCCATTGAATATGATGAAAAGTAATTCACATAAATCTTCAATATCAAGTATTAAATTATCTGGTTTGTTTGAACAATTACAAAGAATAAAAAAATTAATGTTATAATATGGCAAAGACACAATTAGAAGTTATCGCTGAAAAATTAAGAACACAAGAAGTTGTTATTAATAGATATTCAGAAAAAAATGGTTATGGTATCACAAGTAAAGATGCACTTTCCGATGGAGATGAATTAGGTAAAGGACAAGTTGGTGATACAGGTACTGTCGGTTCTTTAACCGATATTAATACAAGAATTCAAATTATGGCAACCAATAGATATAGTAATGAAAATGGATATGGTATTACAAATCCAGATGCAATGTCAGATGGTGATGAATTTGGTAAGGGTCAAAAAGGTGACAATGGACAAGTTGGTTCATTAACAGATATTAATACAAGAATACAAGTTATTAATAAAAATAAATTTGGTGAATCCAACAAATACCCTGATTTCCAATAATGAATTTTAATCAAACATTCTTCAATGTTATTGAAGAACAAAATATATTAAAGACAACTAAAACAAAACCTATTGTTGATGCAATTAAAAATAGGAATAAAATATCTTTTTTCTATAGTGGTCCAAGAAAACCAGAAAAAACCAGTGTTAAGCCAGGTAATAGAATTGATGCTGAAGCAGTTGCATTAGGTTTAAATAAAAAAGGTAATTTAGTTGTTCGTGCGTATGTTCAACCACCATCAGTATCCAAAAAAGGATTTGATAAAACAGGTTGGAGAACCTTTATGGTTGGTCGTATGAGTAATTTAAAAATTAGTGATAGTAAGTTTGACCAAAAAAGACCCGACTATAAAGAAGGTGATGATAAATCTATGAGTGTTACTTATGTAACTGCTGATTGGACAAATAAACCTGAAGTTAAAAAACCAAGGATTGTTAAACCTACAGTTACTAAACCAACACCTAAACCAGTTCAACCACAACCTACAGAACCTCAACCAGTTGAGCCTGAAGTTAAACCTACTGAACCTACGGAACCTACACCAACAGAATTACCACAACCGACACCACAAACAAAACCAACAAAGACACCAATAACACCAAAAGAACCAACTCCCGAAGAACCTAAAACACAAGAACTTCCTCAACCAAAACCACAGGAAAAACCTGAAGTTAATCCAGAAGAGGATGAAAATAAAAAACTTCAAGAAAGTATTAAAAACATTAAGCGTTTAATGTTTTCATAAAAAATATTATATTTAAATAAAATATTTATTAGTATGTCACAAGGAAAAGGAACAATATCATCTAACGATTTAATGCAAAAATTAGTTAATGCTAAAAAAGTAATGAATAAAGTAGATGGAGGAAACTATGAAAGAGGTCATGTAAATGAAGAAATGTTAAGGTCAAGTCCAGAAGATTTAATGAATAATCAAGATTTACCACAACAATCTTCAACAAAACAAATGGGAATGCCATCTGTTGATAAAATACAAAATTCTAAATTACCTGATGCAATTAAAAAAGCAATGATTGAGAATCCAATTCAACAAATATCTTTAAATGATACACTTGATATGGATTTCTTAAAAGGTGCCAAAAGATTAATGGAACAAGAAGGTGTTGGTAAAAAACAACCACAACAAAAACAAGTAGTACAATACAATAGTAATATTGATATGGGGGCAATTGCCACACTTATTGAAAATACAGTTCGTAAAGTAATGGATGAAAAGTTAAATCAAATATTATCAGCATCAACCACTGCATCAATTAACGAAAATTTAGTATTAAAGGTAGGTGATTCCATATTCAAAGGTAAAATCACAGGAGTAAATAAAGCGAAGTAATTTTGTTTTTTCATTTTTATTTGTTATATTATAGACATATAATAGTAATTAATGTCAAAAATTAGAATTTTAGCAATCCCCTCGGATAAACATGGTGTAGGTAAGTTTAGAATGATGGACCCTTACCAATTCATTGGTGATAATCATTCGGATGATGTTCACGTGGATATCTCATATAATGCAGATAATAATGATGAGTATTTTTTAAATTACGATATCGTCGTATTCCACACTTTCATACACCAAACAAATCACGACGATAATATTAATAGGATTAAGTGGTTACAATCAAAAGGAATTAAAGTTATTATGGATATTGATGATTTATGGTTTGTAGATCAAAGACACCCAATGTATCATCAGATTAAAAATTCTAAAATTGGTGAAATGAAAATGGAGATGTTAAAAGTGGTGGATTATGTCACAACAACAACTTCAATTTTTGCAAAAACAATTAAAGATAGATTAAATGTAAAAAATATTGAAATTTTTCCAAATGCGGTTAATGAAGATGAACCTCAATTTAAAAGAGAACCAATTAAATCAGATAAAATTAGATTTGGTTGGTTAGGAGGTTCTTCACATTTATCTGATATTGAATTAATGTCAAATGGTATTTCTTCAACACATAACAGTTTCAAAGATAAAGTACAATTTGTGTTATGTGGGTTTGACTTAAGAGGTACTGTGACTGAAATTGACCAAGAAGGAAAACAAAGACAACGTTCAATTCAACCAACGGAAACTGTTTGGTATAAGTATGAAAAATTCTTTACTGAAGATTATAAAGTATTAAGTCCTCAATATAAAAGTTTTTTAAATACATTTGTTGATACACCGTATGATGATGTGAACGAACCGTATAGAAGAAGATGGACAAAGGATATTAAAACATATGCATCAAATTATAACACATTTGATGTATCTTTAGCGCCGTTAGTTGAATCTCAATTTAATGCTAACAAATCACAATTAAAAGTTATTGAAGCGGGATTTCATAAGAAAGCAATTATTGCAAGTGAAACTGACCCATATACATTAGATTTAATTTCAGCAATTAACGACGGTAAGTTTAATGATAACGGTAACGCATTATTAGTTAACCCAAGAAGAAATCATAAGGATTGGGCAAAACATATGAAACGTTTAGTTGAAAATCCAAATATGATTGAAGATTTAGGTAATCGTTTATATGAAACAGTAAAAGACAAATACTCATTAAAAAAAGTTTGTCAAGATAGAGTAGAATTTTTTAAATCAATAATAAAATAAAACAACATGCATTATTTAGTTACAATCGGTTATGAGACCGAACAAATGGACAGAGAAGGAAATCCTCGTGTTAAAAAGTACAAGTACATTATCGAAGCGGAATCAGTAGAAGAGGCAACCATTGTTGCATCAAAATACAGAGCTGGTGACACGCGTTCAAGTGAAAGTATTTCAGTTGCAAAAATGGCAATTGAGTGTATCATTGACAGTAAGAACACACCAGAGTATTACAAAAGTAAATAACAATTAAACACCAACTGATATGGAATTCTATAGTCGTGAAATACAAATTATGCGTCAATCGCAAAGTAAAATGGCTTTAGAGTATGTTACAACAGTTGGTGTTTCTGTTACTTTAGAAGAGTTAATACGAATAACAGATTTATTCGTAGAAATATGTTTAAGACCCCAAGATGATGACCTTAAAAGAAGAATAAAGGCGTTAGATAAATGGTTGGAAGAAAAGAAAAAATAAAATGGAAAAAGAAGAAATAGAACAGTATTTAAAAAAATTAGAAGAGATTGAAAAAACACTAAATGATGATACCGATGAAAGTCAGGATATGAGTTATTTAAGTGAGTTAGAAGAAGTTCTAAATAAATTATCTGGCGAAATTACTAATGACGAAGTTTCAAAAAATATTAATACCCCTGTTGCCGGACAAAATATAATTAACACTCAACCAACGATGACGGGTGGAGGTACTTTAGTTAAAGTTAAAAAATTAGTTCCTGAAGCTGTAATTCCATCATATTCAAAAGTTGGGGATGCTGGAATGGATTTAACAATTACAAGAGAAATAGAAAATACATCATTTAGTGTTTCTTATGGATTTGGTATTGCCATGGAAATCCCACAAGGTTATGTTGGATTAGTATTCCCTCGTTCTTCAGTTAGAAACCAAGATTTAATGTTATCAAATTGTGTTGGTGTAATTGATAGTGGATATAGAGGAGAATTACAAGCCACCTTTAAGAAAACAAATGGTTTGGACTCAATTAAATACAAAGTTGGAGATAGAGGAGCTCAAATCATCATATTACCTTATCCTACCATATATATGACTGAAGTTCCTGAATTATCTAATACAGAAAGAGGTGAGGGAGGATTTGGATCTACCGGTGTTTGATGATATTTATAAACAATAAACAGAACTTTTAAAACTATCAATTTTGGCATATAAAACAAGAACCAAAACAACCAACCACCCACCCGTATTAGTAGAAGAAAAGAAGATATCACATAAAGATAGGATTAGACAAATTATCAAACGTCCTAAAGAAAAGTTCTTAACAAAAAACCAAGAAATCTATTGGAATATTCTTGGAGAAAATCAAATTACATTATGTTTCGGTCCAGCAGGTGTAGGTAAGTCCTACATAGCCATGAAACGTGCTGTGGACCTATTATATGACGATTCTAACAAGTACGAGAAGATTATCATAGTTAGACCCGCAGTTGAGGCTGAAGAGAAATTAGGGTCACTTCCAGGGGGTTTAGAGGAGAAATTAGACCCATACATTTATCCGTCATATTACCTATTAAATAAGATTATAGGTAAAGAGGCTCGTGAAGAACTAAAAGACCAAGGTTACATTGAAGTTGCAGCACTCGCTTATATGAGAGGTTGGAACGTAGATAATACCATCTTAGTATTTGAAGAAGCTCAAAATGCTACCCCATCACAGATTAAGTTATTATTAACTCGTATTGGATTCAACTCCAAATTCTTTTTATCAGGTGATTTGGAGCAATCAGATAAATTTAGAGATAAAACTAAATCTGGTTTATTTGACGCTAAAATGAGATTACAAGATGTTAAGGGAATTGGGATTTTTGAATTTGGAATGCAAGACATTGTACGAAATCCAATCATTGGTGAAATATTGAATAGATACGATTAAAATAATTATTAGATTATATAATTGAACCCACATCCTTTACTATAATGGTGTGGGTTTATTATTTACTTATGATTATGGATATGTTATATTTTTATTATGGAAATTTTTATTAGTATAGACGGTGTCATAAGAAACACAATACAAAAATTTGACTTTCATTATAAGGATTCTTATTTAGATAGTGAAAGTGAAGATGTCTTTGAATACGACATAACGGAACCAATTCAAAACGACAATTTATTAAATTCTTATAAATTTCAATCACAAGAAGAATTTGAATATTTTTTATTTGTTGAATATCCAATTGAAATATTTGGTCATGCTGGATTGAGTTATTCTACCACATTTACGGATTTACATAAAATGATTTTTGACAATCCAGAACATAATTTTACGTTAGTCGGTTTAGATGAATTAGGTAAAGCAAAACCTGCAACTCTTTTCTTCTTGTCAAAAAATGGATTTATGGGTAATAATATTAAATCTATCAAAACAGAAAATTTAGATGAAAATTGGAACAAGTGTGATGTTTGGATTACTGATTGTAAAAAAATAGTTGATTCGTGTCCAAATGATAAAGTTGTAATTAAATTCAACACGACTTATAATCAATACTTTACAAATAAAAAAGAAATAACTAAATTAACAGAAATACAAGAACCATGGTTGAAATCTTTGGAAAAACCTACTACATTGACCTTGACGGAGTCACAGACAAATGTAGAACAGGAAAAAATATAAAAGACGAGGATGGAGAAGATGTTACCGAGGTAAACATTTTCAAGTATGAAATTATAAAAATGTGTTTAGATAGAGTTTTGGCTGAGTTTGAACAAGTAGATGAAGAACTTGGTGAATTTGCACAAAACAACACAACCACATCATTTAAAATAGCATTTAATACACTAATAAAAAACCAAATATTAATAGAAGACGATGAGTAATAACGAAAACATAGAAAAATTAGAATCTGCCTTAGGTAGATTAAATAACAATGAAAGTGTTATATATTTTTTAACATATGATACTAAAACAAATGCCAGAGCATCGGTAAAATACATTTACGATTTAGCATTAACACTTAATAAAAACGGTAGAAAATCCAAAATTTTAGTTGAGGATAAAAACTATGTTGGGGTTAGTTCTTGGTTAAGTGAAGAATATAGTGAATTAGAAGTTGTATCAATCAAAGAAGATAAAGTAGAAATTAAAATTGAAGATGTTTTAGTTGTTCCCGAGTATTATGGAAACACATTACAACAATTATCAAACATTAGATGTGTTAAAGTTTTATTGGTACAACAAAAAGAGTATATGTTCGAAACATTACCAATTGGAAGTAGGTATAGTGAATATGGATTTGATAAAGTTATTACAACAACTGAAAGTGCGAAGAGATATATTTTAGATTATTTTCCTGAAAGTTTAGTTTATATTATTCCACCAATTATTGGAGATAACTTTAAACCAATTGAATTGCCATTAAAACCATATGTGGCAATTAGTTGTAGAGATAGAGCCGTACATAGAAAATTAATTTCTGAATTTTATTTAAAGTTTCCACAATTGCGTTGGATTACATTTAGAGATATGGTTCAAATGTCTTATGATGAGTTTTCAACAAATCTAAAAGAATGTATGGTATCATTATGGGTTGACGATGAAAGTACTTTTGGTACATTTCCATTAGAATCTATGAAATGTGGTGTACCTGTAGTTGGTAAAATCCCTGACACCGAACCAGATTGGTTAAGTGAAAATGGTATGTGGACATATGATGGTAATAAATTAGTTGAATTATTAGGTACATATATATTAGCTTGGATTGAAGGTATTGAATTAACTGATGAAGTTAAGGACAAAATGAAAGAAACATTACTACCTTATGAAACTGAAATAACTAAAAATAATATCCTATCAATATTTGGTTCATTAATAAATAAAAGAAATGAATCCATTCAATCAGCAATAGACAAATTAAAACAAGAAGAAACAGTATAATATGAAAAATATAACAGTAATTTTACCTTTACATAAATTAGATGACGATTATAAAGTTATGTTAGATAACGCACTATCATCTATTGAGGACTTTCACAATGATGTTAAAGTATCAATTGTTTGTCCAAGTAAATTAAAAAAAGATTTAGAGAATCTTTCTGAAAAATTAGAAATTGAAATTGTAGTTAATAAAGGTGAAACAGATTTTTGTTCACAAATCAATTTAGGTATTGATAAATGTGATACTGAATGGTTTACTATTTTAGAAGTTGATGACGAATTTAAACCTATTTGGTTAAAATCAACCAACGACTATATGAAAATATATAAAGATGTTGATGTGTTTTTACCTATTGTAAGAGACATTAATACTGATGGTAAATTTGTAAGTTTTACAAATGAATCAGCTTGGGCTTATGGGTTTACTGAAATGCAAGGGTTCATCGACAACGAAGTATTATTAGATTTTCAAAATTATCAAATAAGTGGTGGTTTATATAGAACCCAAGTTATTAAGGATAATGGTAGTTTAAAAGAAAATATTAAATTAACATTCGCATACGAATTCTTTTTAAGATTAACACACAATGGTATTAGGGTCATGACAGTTCCTAAAATCGGTTATCAACATGTTAATTTAAGAGAAGATTCATTATTTTGGAGTTACAAGAATAATGAAAAACAAAAACTGTCAGAAAATGAGGTTAAATTTTGGTTGGAAACAGCCAAGAAGGAATTCTTTTTTAAGAATAAACGAGATGTAAATTATGAAACAGTTTAAATGCCGAGACCACGAACCCAAAAAATATACTTTGGTGAGGATCAAGAAAAAGCCGTCGTTAAGTATCTAGAGAGTACCGACGAAGATGAAAGAAACAAAATATTCAACGAGTTCTTAAGAGAACCATTAGTTATTATGGTTGAGAGTATTATTAGGAGATATAAATTATATAGGAAGGATATGGAATTTGAAGAAATTCACACTGATACTATGTCTTTTTTAATTACCAAAATTAATAAATTCGACCACACAAAGAACACTAAAGCGTATTCATACTTTGGTACTATCTGTAAAAACTACCTTATGGGGGCGATACAGAAAGACACTAAAGAACAGAATAGACAAGTATCTTATGATGACATATCATCTGACATTGAAGATAGGAAAGATTTGTCTTATGTTATTGACGAACATATTATTGATTACCAAAGTGTTATAATTAAATTAACCATTTCTTTAGAAAACTTTATTGAGAAGGAAAACCTAACGGAAAACGAACAAAAATTGGGATATGCCTTGTTAGAGATTTTTAGCAATTTTGATAAAATATTCCAAGTTGGTGACGGTAATAAATTCAATAAGAACCTTATCTTACTCTCATTACGAGAAATGACCTCATTATCCACAAAAGAGATTAGAGTATCCCTAAAACGTTTTAAAAAGATGTATGATGGTATTCTGGTTGGATTTTTAGAATAAATCTATTTATTGATATGAGAACACAAAGAAACAATATTACTTTAGATGTTGATTCGGCGTTAGCCTTAATGCAGGAAATCTACAACGACGTTGTTGAGAATAGAAACACTGCGTCCCAAATTTTGAGAAAAATGATGGGATTTATGAAGGACGCCGAAGACATGAGTACAATTGGTCCTGTTATTAAAGAACAACAGAAGATATTAAACGATTGTACTGAAAAGAAAATTTCATTAGTTAAATTACAAAGCTTATTATTAAAACAAACTACAGGTGGTGGTAATGGAGGTGGTCCAATGGGTAAACTTACATTATCAGATGAAGATAGGGAGTTATTAGATAAACTGGTAAATGATGGTTCAGATAATAAACCAAGTAATTATTCATTATAATGTCATCAATAAACGATAAATTATCGGACCCAGCTTTTCAACAGAAATCAATAGAAAGAGCAGAAAATTTAAAACCTGCTGGTCCAGGTAAAATAAAGGTATTAATCAATAAAATTAAAGGAAAAATTCAAGCAATTAAGGAATTTACCGAAAAAATTAATGATGCTCCAGATTCTTTTATTGATTTTAATGGAGATGGTCCATTACTTGCGGATGCAAAAAGAAAATTAAAGAAAAAAATTACAGATTTAAAAGCTAAACATAAGAAAAAAATAGAAGGAAAATTAAAAACTGATATTTTTAGTCAAATGCTTGATTTAGTTGATACTTTTTTAAATAAAAAAAAATCTACAACTTTTACTGTTAGAAAAACTTATGGGTCTAAATTTACGACACAAAACTTTGTGTCTAAAGACAGATTACATTTTTTAGCTCATGAAGCCATTAATACAACAATAACGTCTTCTAAAAACATTGTGATGGATAATGTTAAAAATATCCTTTTTGCTGGAGATGGTATTTGTGGTTCATCAACTCCAATCTTGAATGACACATTACTCATACGTCCTGGTGAATTTGATTTTATGAATGTTTTGACTGTAAACCCAACTAGTAATAGTGGTCAAATTGTCTATGAACCACAAAACCCATCAAGGAATTTAATTAAAATGAATCGTATATTGTACAGTAGTTTCACAACACCTCAATCGGTTGAAACATCTGACGGAAAAAAACTATTTGACTTAAATTGGGGTGAAGCAAATCAAGAATTTACTTTATCTGGATTAACAGGAATGACAACCACAACTCAAACAGGTACTACTGTTGGTGGTTTTTTTAATGATTATTATAGTAATATTGAACAGTTAGATTTATCAGCGGTGGTTAAAACCGCAACGATGATGGTTTTGAAAGGTGATAAATCTGAACCCCCGTTATTTGATATCGGTATGAATGATTTAAATAGATTACTAAATAAATTGATGAAAGTTTGTAATAACCCAAGTCAAGGATTAAACCAAAGTGTGGAAAATCAATTTAATGAAGATGATGATGATATAGAATCTTTCTTTGATTTTGATGATATGGAAGGTATTGATTTAGATGATGAAGCAAATAGATTTAATAAAGTTTTAAAATTTACAGATTGTAATAATTTTACAATACCATCAAATCCATCACACTATGAAGATTTTGTGTATCTTTCAAAAAACAATTTAAATGATGCCGTAAATGACGTCTTTTTAAATGTCGCAACAACATCATATCAAGAAGCCGGTGGAACAATACCATTAGTTAATTTTCAAATATCGTTATTAAACAATTATATTTTAAACTTACCTAAAGCATTAATTGGTTCTATTTTATCACCAAAGTATATATTACCAATTGTAATAATTTATAAATATGTAAATTCAGCAGGTGGTAATGTTGTTTTATTGGCGAAAGAAATAATGAAAAAATTACATAAATTATTTTTTAAAATAATTAAGGATATTTTATGGAAATTTATAAGTGAGTTTTGGAAATTGGTTAAAAAAGATTTACTTGAATTTTTAAAAATTACAGCATATAATATATTAAAAGAAAAAATTAAAAAATATAGAGATTATATTCTTTCTATTATAAATTTATTACGTGGACTGTTGGACACAAAGCTTAATAACTGTAACGCATTATTTACTGTGATTGACAAAACAATAGATGCTGCATTATTTGGTGGACCTAATTTCCAAGTACCTGGTGTTATTGATGCATTTTCATATAAAAAACCAGGATTTAGTAATACTAGAACTATTGTCGGTATTGTAGAAGAATTAGATAAAAGAGGTGTAAACGCATCCCAACCAATATTTGGTCAAGATAATAACTTATTAACGTTTTTAAAATCAACGGTTAATGGGTACACTAAAGAAGTAAATAATAATTCATATACACACGTAGCAAATAAATTAGTCGTTCTACCTGTTGTTGGTAATGTGTTAACAATACCACCTGGTGCAATCGTGTCATATGGAGGACAAGCATAATATATGGAAAAAGAAAAAATTATAGAAGTGGTGTATGACGTCGAAAATAAATCAAATAAAGATTTATTTATCGTTGTTAATGAATTATACGAAGAATTTGAAAAGACAAAACAATTAATAATTGATTTAACAAGACATATGGAGAGTGTTGAGAGTTCATATAATAAAGTTAATAAAGAAATTGAAAAAAGGATTAAGAAATGAAAATAATTGATATTGCCATTTGTATTGATAATAATGACCCAAAAGGTATTGGTCGTATCCGTGCAGTTAGGTATAGTTCATATACGGGTCAGTTAGAAAAAGCTTTTGATTATAATGCTTGGGACGATAAAGATTTATTTACTGCAATTCCGTTTTTACCGACAAATTTAAATTTCATACCTGAAAAAGGTCAATCAGTTAAGATAATAAATTATGACACCGATAAAGATACTGTAAATCTTGAATATATTGCAGGTCCATTTACAACTGTTCACGATTATAATGGACAAACTCACTCTGCTCAACTTGAAAATACAACATACAATATTGCTGCAAAACATGGTGAAGATGTCGTTGACAAATACGGAAATTACATTAAACCAAAATCTAAAGGTTCATTAGCAAAAAAAACCGATTATGGGATTTATGGAAAATACGGTTCTGATGTTATTTTTACCGAAAACGGTGTTAATATAAGGGGTGGTAAATTATTAAGTAAATCATTTGCAACTAGTACACAAAAAAAGACATTATTAACACATCCAATAATGTCGGACAATTCATCAACAATACATTTAAAAAAATATCCAAAAAAATTAGAATATAACAATCAAGATGTTATCACTAGCAACTTACAAATCCAACAAATTAAATACTTTATTGAGTATGATATTAGTAATTTTTTAGGTGGTGGAGTTGATATTAAATTTTATGTTTATGACACTAAGAATGCAGGGCCACAATTTGTAAGTTCAAATTCAAAATTGGAAGACGTTGAATTAACTACCGGTTGTACGTTAATTAACTTATATAACATTAATAATGGAGTGACGACATCTACCGACCCGACTCTTTTGTTTACCGCTGCGGATTTAAAAGAAGCATGTGTTAATATACGATTGAATCTTTATAAATTACATCATGATGGATTAAATTACTTTAACCCAATCTATAGTGAAACTGAAATGCATCCATTTTATTTTAGATATTGTAAAAAATCTAAAAATGAAAAAACATTATCAGTAAATGAACAAACTAATAGAAAAACTCTATTAACAAATGTTACTTTTGGTAAAAAAATTCAGGAAGGTATTGTTTTCTCAAAATCAAGTGTTGATGCTCCGACCGTAACTAGTGTAGTTAAAAAGAACGTTTTAGAGGAAAGTATGGATAATGTTGAACAAACATTTGCCGCGGTTAAATCTGACAAGATTTATTTAATATCAACGGACACTAACGAATATAATATACCGATTGATTTCACCAAAATTGACACGTACGAACCCACTCACGAGAATTATATTAAAGATATTGAACCTAATACATACGCGTTAGTTAGAGGTGAGGTTTTAATAGATGTACTTCAATCAATGATTAAATTAATCACCAGCCACCAACATAATTTGATGGGACCTTTAGTTCAAACTGACCCAAGTTTTGTTAATTTAATGAAAAAAATATCAACTTTGGAAAATGACATGCTGAACAAGTCGATTAGAACCAATTAATTTGATATTTATAATAAAAAAGAGATGTCATATTTCCGTTCCTATTTTGAAAAGAATAATACTATTGTAAAGGATTCACAGGTAAACACCGCAAAAAACCCAACAACTGAGATTTTTTATGGTTCCGCATTTTCTAAATTTCTATTTAAAGTTGACTTTACCGATTTAAAAAATAAAGTCAATAGTGGTGAATTAGTGGTAGATTCTAACACCAGACATACTTTACATTTAACAAATACAATTTTTGGTGACGAGGGTCAAAAAGGTTTAAATAGAACTACTAGTAGAGATAGAACAAGTTCATTTGATTTAATAGTGTTCGGTTTGGGTCAATATTGGGATGAAGGTTTAGGGTATGATTACTCTGATTCCGGTTATGACTTTGTAACTGGAAATAGAACGTTTGATGAAAGGCCGTCAAATTGGTTTTATAGAACAACATTAAATCAATGGCCGACTGCGGGAGTATTTCATGATTCTCCAACAATTATTTCAGGATATACAGGTAATAAAATACATATGGATAATGGTAATGAAAACATTGATTTTGATATTACTCCCTATGTAAATGGTATTATTTCAGGTGACACAAATCATGGTTTAGGATTATCGTTCGCCGTTGTTTATCAATATTTAACACCGGATAGGGACCAATCAGTTGCATTTTTTACCAAATACACACAAACATTCTTTGAGCCATATGTTGACTCTCATTTTGAGGATACCATAATGGACAATAGAAATAATTTTGTTGAGAAAATAGAACAGAATTTATATCTATACGTTACAAAAGGAACCAATTTTTATAATTTAGATTCTACACCAACGGTTGACATACTTGATTCTAACGGTAGTGTTATTACAGGTCTTTCAGGTTTAACCACAACATTAATTAGAAAAGGTGTTTATAAAGTTACATTTACAATAACCACGCCAGAATGTGACGGAAAGAAATTCTTCACAGACCATTGGAAAGATGTGGTTTTAGATGGTAATACAATTTCAGGTGAAATAACTCAAAAATTCATTCCAAAACCATACACTGCAGGATTTACAATTGGTGAAAACCAAACAGAATTACAAAGATATGCTATCCAATTTTTTGGAATTAAACAAAATGAAAAAATTATAAGTGGTGAAATAAGAAAGGTAGTTGTCACGTTTAAATCTATTGACGTACCTAAAACAGTATTATTAGATGAGGTTTATTATAGAATTTATATCGAAGAAGGCGCGACTCAAGTAATTGTACACGATTGGACGTTATTAGATAAAACGAATGAAAACTCATTCCAATTAGATAGTTCTTATTTAATACCAAGACAGTATTTCCTACAGATTAAAGGAAAAACCCATACTGAAGAGATATACTACAAAGAATCAATAAATTTTGAAATCGTATCAGAAAAATAAAATATTTATTAACATGACGAAAATTATAATCAGTGAAGCTCAATTAAAGAAAATAGTTGAAAATCAAACATCTAACGATGGAACATATATGGTTTTAAGTAACCTACTTCAAATGAAAAATGACATTGAAACCATTTTACATTATAAACATCACGAACAATTTGTTAATTTAGTTACTGGTGAACATGCTTGGGCTGGTGACCATATTTCAACATCTAAGGATGACGTACAAGAAGTGGCTAATTTCATTAGAGGATATTTTGATCAAAAGAATATTAACGAGGAAACAGAACTTAACGAGAAGTGTTGGGACGGTTACAAACAAGTTGGTAGTAAGAAGAAAAATGGTAAAATGGTACCGAATTGTGTACCTGTAAGTGAAGCAAGTAGTCCTGCTCAACAATCCGCAATTGCCATCAATATGAAGAAAAAAGGTGTTGAATCTAAAAATGAGTCATATGGTGAAATAGACGAAAGTAAAAATACACCAACAAATCCAAAATTATGGGCGTCATCATTAGCTTGGGCGAGGTCAAAATATGATGTTTGTCCAAGTGCATATTGTAATGGTGCGGCCGCAAAACATTATAAATCAAAAGGTGGTGGTTGGAGAAAATCTAAATAGATGAACTTACAAGAGAACATACAAAGGATTAAGCAAATGATGATTTCTGAGGAGATGGTACAATCTGATGCTTGGAAATCTTTAAAAAAGACATTGGACGTTCTTAAAAATAAGAAAAAAGTTTTATTATTAAGTTGTTCTAATAGACATAATTGGGACAAAAATGATATTGATATACCAAAATCTAAAATGATTGCGATGTATCTTAAGGATGAATTGGGTAATAAGTCAACATTAATAGATGTTTCTGAACTAAATATAGTTCCTTGTGAGGGTAATGTATCAAGGAAGGACGGTAATGGTTGTGGGGTCTTAAAGGCTAAATTAAAAGATAAAGATAAAAACCCAAGTGGACACCATAGATGTTGGGCTAGTATTAATAACCCAAAGGACGAACTTTGGAAAATAAGTAAAGAATTATTTGAATCTGATGCAGTTGTATTTTTCAGTTCAATTAGATGGGGACAAACAAATATGTTTTATCAAAACCTAATTGAAAGATTAACTTGGATTGAGAATAGACACGAGACATTAGGTGAATCAAATCTTGTTAAAGATATAGAGACAGGTTTTATATGTACAGGTCAAAATTTTAATGGTTCTAATGTAAATGATTTACAAAAGAAAATTCATGAATTTTATGGGTTTAAAACAAATAATGACTTATATTGGAATTGGCAATACACCAAAGATGTTTATGATGAGACACAAAAATCATATAAAGATTCACATAAAAAGTTTATAAAAGATACTAAATTATAATATGAAAATAATTGTTTCAAAAGAAGATAAAAAATATATTGAAGAATCTATAAAATCTGGTGAGGTTCTAAAAGAAGATTTACGCAGATGGTTTAAAGAGAAGTGGGTAGATGTTAGTAAAAAAGTAGATGGTAAACATCCTCCATGTGGTAGAAAAGATGTGGATGGTAAATCATATCCAAAATGTAGACCATCTAAAAAAGTTTCAAAAGAAACTCCAAAAGTTGCATCTTCATATGATAAAAAAGAAAAGAAGGCTATGACATCACAAAAAAGAAGAGCCGAAAAGAAAGACCCAAAAGTAGGTAAGGGTAATAAACCAACAATGACTAAATTTGATGAGAGTATGGAAAAAAAATTAATTATACAAATAACGGAAGATCAATTCCAAAGATTATTTGAATACAATGAAGAAACTCCCGTATTAATATACGAAGATGAGGACGGTTCTGTTGAAAACACCAATTTTGAATATAACGGTGGTTTATTAAATGAAGCAGAATACCAAGGACGTAAAGTTCAATTAGGTAAAATCATGCAAGGGGATGTAAAGAAATCTAAAGTTTATGTTAAGAATGACAAAGGTAAAGTCGTTAAAGTAAACTTTGGTTTTGGTGGTAAATCCGCTAAAGGTAAACGAATGGTTATTAAGAAAAACAACCCTGCAAGACGCAAATCATTCAGAGCACGTATGAATTGTGATAACCCAGGTCCACGTTGGAAACCAAGGTACTGGAGTTGCCGTAGCTGGTAATTATATTAATTTTTGATTTGATATGAAATATATCCTATCTGACGCATAGAGACCTTTAGGGTGAGCCTCTTTCTTTTCCACTAACTTACCCATCTGAATCAATTGGGTGTGATTTTTGAGGTCTATACCCACCAAAAACCGACCTCCTTCCTTTTCGTAGGTTGTCTCACGGATATACTTACCCTCATCGTCCATTTTAAGGTGTTCAATCATCATATCTTTCTTGTTTTTACAAGAAATTCCCCTCTCATCAATGAGTTTGGTCAATACGTCCAATCTTAATATTTCATAGTTAATTTCTAACATAATAGCAAATATAAGTAATATTCTGGAATATACCAAAAATAAAAAACCCCCGTATTTCTACGAGGGTTTCTCATTATGTTAATCCTAAGATTATCTTAATGTATTCATATCAAATGTTGTGATACCTTGTACATCAATAATCCCGAAGTACCTGTTATTCACCATTTTTTTCGCGTAACGAGTCATGATACCTTTGATAGGAGTCATTGTGAAAGGATTGTACATTGTTGGAGTCAATTGTAATGGCACATATGGTGCGTATACATAACCTGCATCCAATAAAGATTTTCCTTTATGACCAATCAAGATTTTGTTAGCTGGGAAGTAAGGATCACGGTAAACTTGGTAGCGACCTGCCAAAGAACCGATTTTTTCAATACCCATGTTGTAAGAATCTTGCTCAGGAGCTGCGTTTGATACGTGGAAATATTCCAAATCATCAAATACTGCAGAAACTTCAGAAGAAACTACTACCCAGTTTGCACCACCTCTTAAGGTTGTTTTATGGATTTGAGCTGAAATTTGGTTAACTTTAGTAACTAAAGTTTGGTTCCAGTCTTTTTGTGTGTAACCTTGTAAAGTTGCACCACCAGTTCCTCCGTATTTCCAACCATTGTAATCCCATTTAGCTTTCCATGCTGCACCTTTACGTAAATCACGTAAGATTTCACGGTCAACTTCAGCTGCGATTTGCTCAGATAATAAAGCTGTTAATTCAGCTTCAGCATCGATGTTGTGGAATGCACTAACGTCTTGAGCCAATTCAGGAGACCAGCTAGCTCTTAATTTTCTTTCAGTTACAGAAACTGTTACTGATTCTAAATCAAAAGATACCTCACCGATTTGATCTTCAAATTCTAAAGATGCGTATTGACGGTAAGTAACTGCGAAGTCACCAGCCGCTAATGTTGATCCAGCAACAGTGTAATCAGTGAAACCTGCAGTAGCACTGTAAGATTGTAAATCTACATTAATGTAGATGATACCGTTAGCGTCACAAATGTCATTGAATTGACCTGTAACACCTGCAGTTTTCTTACCGTATTCAACAATACCTTTACCGTACTTTTGAGTTACGATATTGATTGGTAAATCACCAGATTTTACTTGACTACAAGTAACTTGTAAAGAAGCTAAGAACTCTTCAGTGTCCATTTCTTGACCATTAGGTCCAGCTAATTTACCAGCACCTATTGCTGTAAAACCAGAAACTGATAAAATTACATTTGAAACTGTAACACCTGTAGCAATTGCACTTTTTGTAGATGCAACACCTTCACTGAATGTAACCATTTCAATAACTGAAGCGGTTTCAACTGAGAAAGAACCTTTTGAATAATCAAAAAGACCTTGGTTGTTAGAATCACTATTCTCGTAGAAACGATCGTAAAGATTCTTAGCACCTGTGTTATAACCATCAGTTGTAGCACCTGTACTTGGGTATCCATAAGGAGAATAGTGATTATTACTATTATCTCTTTCTTGGATTTTAGGTACAAAGAAGAACAATTTACCAATTGGTAAGTTCATTGCTTGTACTGATACGATGTCATTCGCTAATAATTTAGAGAATACACGACGGATAATAGGGAAAACTACAGTTTCAAAAGAACCTGAAGAATCTGCCACAGCCGCTTCGTTAATCAAATATGACGCTTGGTTTTCATACAATTGCGCGATATTATCTTTTTGGTGACCTTCTAAGTTTTCTAAGAAACCTAATTCGTCCCATTTTTTAATGGTATCTTCCTTGATAACACGTAAATGTTTTAATCCGATGTTACCAACCATACCTGATTCTAATAATGCTCCCATTTTTAAAATATTTTGTTTTTTTTAGTTTATTTTATTTTTGTCATCAAATCTTTCATTCTTTTGAACTGTGGATTTTCGTAAGCTTTTGACTCAGCTAAAACCTCAGTAGAAGTAGATGTTGATGGCATGTTAGTGATTTTTTCAGCCACTGATTCAGTTACAGTTGTTTTAGTACCTAATTCAGTTTTTATTGTGTTGAATAAAGTTTTAGCTTCATTCATAGAAGAAATAGAATCAAATCTCTTTAAAATATTCAATTTCTCTTGTTTTGTTGTAGAATGTTCAGTGAATAAACGAGTAGCATAAGCTAAGTTTGCGTTGAATACGGCAACTTCATTAAGCTTGTCTTTGAAAAGAATTAAAGCTTTCTTGTATTCAGAATTTTGTTTCTTCAACTTTTCAACTTCTTCGTTCATTTCATGACGACCTGCTTTATATTTTTTACCTTGGTCGGCTGGTTTTCTAACATCGTTACCCAATGTTCTTGCAGCTTCACCAACTTCAACTTCTTTAGATTCACCTTCAGAAGCTTCCACTTCCTTAACTTCATCTTCGTCTTCTTCTTCACCTAACTCAATTTCATATAAAGTTTCATCCATATCAGTATCGTCAGAAGTTTCGTCAGTTTTTTTATCTAAATCTGTGTCCATTTCAGAACCCATATCAGTATCTAAATCTGTATCCATATCTGTATCAACTTCAGGAGTTTCCTCACTATCAAGTTTGATGATATACTCATCTTGACCGTTAGCAAATTCAACGTTATTACCATCTTTCTTAACTACAATACCATCTTCTGGTTTCATAGCTTTAAAAACTTTAAGAACTTCTTCATCAGAAGCACCTGTCATGTCCATAACGTCTTCGTCATCGGTTCCTTCTTCTGCAGATGGTTCAGTACCTAAATCATCCATAGATGTGTCGGCATCGTCGCCAGCTTCAGAATCTAAATCATCGATTCCTTTACTTGGTTCATTATCGAGGTCTGTGTCATCATTATCAACATCAGTATCAGCATCTTCACCATCGGTGTCGGCTTCATCATCTGTTGTTACATCTTTTTCCTCTTCGTCAGGTTTAGTTTCATCTTCAGGTTGTTCACCCATTGGATCTAACTTCTCCTCTTCTTCTAATGATTCTTTAAGCAAGTCGCTTAGTTCTTGTTTCATTGTTGAAGCAAGTATACCTTTTGCATTTTGCTTAACAGCTTCTTCAAGGTTTTGCACTTGAAGTAACGCTTGTTCTAAAATAGATTTTTCGCTCATTTGTAAAATTTGTTGTTTTATTACCTTATAAATACTTGGAAATTTGGAAAAATTGACTATTTCAATATTCCCACCCCTAATTAATTAATTATTTAGATAGAAATGTATCTAATCTACCCATTAGTTTTTTCATTCTGTCCTCGACTACGGGTTTCTCAACTGTTGATTCTTGGTATTGGTCTCTTTCAGATGGGTCACTAAAAACATATGCCCCAGGTGTAGATGGAGATGAAACTAAATCAAAACAAACTAATTCAAAATCGTCTTGTACAATGTTCTCACCTTTAACTTGTTTAAGTGAACCTACACCACGAGAAGATATACCTAAAGTTGCTCCGTTCATTAATAACATCGCAGCTTGGTCTCCTTTGGTAGAAACAATACCCATCTTCTTCCAACCTGGAGAAGTGAATAATTTAATTTTACCCATAAGGATTTTACCATCCCACCATGTCTCTAGAATTGAATGTGAAATTCTATCTAAATCAATAAGTGATGATGTTGGGTGATTTAACTCATTTAAAGCTCCACCCTTCTTAATAATTGTTTGGTATTTCTCGTTTTCTCTCTTAAGTAACATCTCAGGATAAATCCTTCCATTCTTATTTGGAGTGTCGTATTTTTGTAAAACAGCATAAAGAATCATGTCCTGTGAGAAGTCCATGTTCTTCATTTCTGAAATTATTTTTTTATTTTCGTCTGGAGATACGTGACCAGCATCGTATTCGATTAATAATCCTCTGCCGGTTTCTTTTGGTCCTAATACCTTCATTTATAGTTTTTATTACTATAAATACATCAATATCTAACTTATTTCTTTGTTTTGTAAAAATTGAATAGTTTTTTATCAGATAACCCCTCATCTACAATATGTTCGAATAAATCATTAATGATTAATTTAACATCTTTTGATTTAATATCGAATTGATTGTTAACATATAATGTTACTTCCAAATTCATAAAGGACCTCTTTTCTAACTTAATTCCTTTAGTTCTAACATCTAAATCAACAATAGATTGGTCTTTAAAATACGGACTTTTTAAGTTGTATATTATTTCTTTAACCTTTCTTCTTGATTTTCCAATCAAATGGTTAAAGTCGTCCGTTTCGTTTTCGGGTTGTAACCACGAATTTAATTTAAGATATATGGTTTTCAGATTTTTAAAATCTACAGTACCATAACCGATTTTTACTTCATTGTATGTTCCCAATGGAATATACTTACCAATTTTCATTATAATTTCATATTATTTTTATTTTATGGTGTTTTATAAAAAATAAATAAAATATTTGATTATTCCAAAAATACTTTCATATATTTGTAATATATTTATTTATATATGATTATAATTGATTTACAAAAAGAGAAAAGTATTGAAACTGCTTTAAGAACTTATAAACAAAAAGTTCAAAAAACAAAACAAGTTCAAAAATTAAGAGAAAGACAGGAGTTTGTAAAACCCTCTGTTAAAAAAAGAACTGAAAGATTGAAAGCGGTTTATATACAACAAAAAAGAAATGGACTTAATTAAGTCCATTTTTTAATTCTGTTAATCTGTAGTAATTTAATTTAGATGGGAACATTTCGTTAACCTCATCTTTTACCTTCTTTAATTTAGTTGATAAATCAGTTTCATTTGATTCACTTATAAGTGTAGATACTTGATTGATGATAGATTCCTTTAATTCAGTTGTTTTAGTTAATATATCTTCATGAGATAAAGAAAGGATGTTCTTTAACTCTTCTTTTTGTTGTTCCGATAATGTATTAGAATAAAGAACATTAAAGTTATTTGTTAAAACCGCATTTAATAAATTTTCATTTGGAATTAATGTTGAATCTTTAGATTCTTTGATTTCCTTTTTAGTTGTTAAATGTTCTACTAATTTCTTTTTCGCTTTTACTTTCTTTTCAATATTTGATAAACTATCATTTTCAGTTAAAACGTCTAATGAATTGTATATTTCGTTTTCATTGATTGATTCCACATTAATCATTTTATTTAATGATGTGCAGAAATTACTCAACTCACCCATTTGTTGTTTTAAGATGTTAATAACACCCTCAACAAATAACTGTGCAGTTTCTTTGTCGTCAATATATTTGTTTTCAATTTCTTCATAAAACAAATACATTTCTTTAAAATCTTTGTTTTCTTTAATTGTAGTTAAAATATCTTTAATCTCTGCTTTATTTTCATTAGCATAAGATTCAGTTAATTTAGTTAATAATTTACTTTTTATTAATCCGAATTTGTTCATTTTTAGTCATTTAAAATATCCTTCAATTTATTCTCTATCTCATAAATATTCTGTTGTGCGCGTTTCATATCAAATAGTGCACTAAAATCTTCTTTTTCTTCACCTAACATACCTAATATCTTTGATTTCTTTGATTTAGATTCACTTAATGGTGGTTCTCCTCCGCCTGCCGGTGATGTTGGTTCAGGTGATTCACCTCCACCCATATCCATACCACCTCCACCAGGATTTTCACCACCTAAGGCTCCTGCGGCTTCAAGTTTTTCTCTTTCTTCTTCAGGGATTCCGTATTTGGAATCAACCTCATCGAACACACCTGATCGTTTAATAATATTCTGTGTATTAGTTAATTCAAAACCTATAGCTCTTTCTAAACGTTGTTGTTGTAAATCAAGTACGACTTCACTGTCACTAAATCCTAAAATATTCTTCTTTGCCCATGTATGCGACACAGGCAAGATACCAACTTGAGACTGGTCGGAAGTCGCATCTTTGTAAAGTGTTACCTTTTCCTTCCACTGCTCTAGTCTTAACAAATCAGACTGTGCTGATGGGTTAGTTAATGATAAAGTAAAATTATTCAATTCATCTTCCATACCTAGAAGATATAAATGAATTAATGCAACTTTATTTAACTCTTGTATTAATGATTTTTGTATTTTATTAATTGTTCTTGCAAAACGAATATCCATTAATGCAAGATTTTTTCCATCACCAACCACTTCTTCAAATCCTAAAAATGCTTTAGGAATACGAAGTGCTGCCAACATTTTCTTTTGGATATATTCAATATCCGCAATTTCACCTAAGTTTTGTGCACCAGGTAAAGTTTCAATTGGCATTGTTTGTGACGCATCACGAACAGGAACAAAATAATCTTGGTCAACCGCCATTTGGTTATATCTCATATCTACCTGACCATTACGTGGATCTGAAATAGGACTACGTTTAAATTTATTGGCAACTTTTTGTACGTAAGATTCAATATCTTTATCGTCCATATTACCAACAAATATTTTAAACACACGTCTTTCAGGTGCTCTTGATGTTCTATAGATTAACATAGCATCTTCAGCAAGTAAAAGTTGTTTCCAAATTCTTCTAATCTTATCTAACATAGAAGTACCGTATGGTAATTTTCTATCGTCACCTAATAATCTAAAGTGAGCAACTTCCCACGCTTGAAATTCTAAATCTTTATTCTTCCATTGGAATCTTAATTCACGTGTTGGAACTTTAATATCATGAGGACCAGATGTTTTAGCAGATGCTCCTTCAATTCTTTCAATCTCAATATTTGGTAATTGTTGAACTCCAACAATACCTTTTTCAGGGTCTATCTTTAAATAAACAAAATCATCACCATACTTTGACATACCACGAGCCCACATTTGTAGGTTAGTATTGATGTCCATTTTTGTATGGAATAAATCTTCAAGTATTGATTTGATTCTATCCGATTCAGAATATATGGTAAGGATTTCACCCTTTTCTGACATTGTAGTTGATTCTTCAGCGTATATGTCTAACGCCGCCGAAACTTCAGGAGTAAACTCCATAGATTCATAGTCGTAGTATGCTGCCATTCTATTCGGTTCATAATAAACCGATTGGTTATAGAGAGATTGATCTAATTTTGTCCATTTGTCAGCGATATATTGACTCTGTTGAGCCTGTAACATTGCCTTCTCATAATCTTCTCTACTATCCGTTTTTAATAATTCATCTTTGTTGAAATTGAATGATGGTGCCTGGTCAGCTTTAACTTGACCCGGAAAACCAAACATTCTTGTTAGTTTCTGAAAGACGGTAGGATTTTGATTTGCCATTCTATATAAATACTTTTCTTTATAATATAAACTAAATATTTGGTATTTGGAATATTATTTACTCTTTCCAAATAACCACATATGTTCTTTATATGCGTCTTTAGGTACGTTTGTTGGGTTGTCTTTGTGATAAATGTCGTTAGTGTCCATACCCATAGCCCCTATTTGGTCAAAAGATGAACCATAAGAATAATGAGTTTTAGCGGGTTCGTAAGTTCTTTCAGACATAACCCACGAATCTATCATTGCTTTATTTTTTGAATCACTTTTCTGTAATTGACTGAATGAAATGTCGCCAGCATATAATGCCATAGACATACTCATTATTGAGTCATCGTGCATTCCTTTCATATGGTCAGGTCTTCCGTTCAGATAAACAAAGGTATTAAGTTCATTTAATAATCTACTAGACCTTACTAAAAATCCTTTTCTAAGTTGTTCTTCAAAGGCGGCCACGATTTGAGTTCTTTTATTATTAAAGCTAATCCCTGGTATTTTATCTAAAGCCTTTTTATTGTACTCCCAAATGTTCTGTGTATTAATACCGTCAATGAATAAACTTTTATAATTCATTTCTTGTAACTTTCTAGATGTTGCAACTCCCATACCACCTGTGATATCGATTACAATAAACGCATCATATAAGATACCCCATTTGTATGCAATATTTGCCAAATCATCTGGAGGTATTTTACCAATATATTCAACAACTTGTTCTCTATCGTCAAAATCAATAATATTAATTGACGAAAAGTCCTCACTATCCCCTCTACTAACATCTACACCCATAATATAACGATGACCTTCAATTGGTTCTTTCCATTGCCAAAAAGTACCTTGCATGTATTTTTCTTTAGGAATACGAATCATATTCTTTGCTATGTTCTCTTGGATATCGGTAGGTATAACCCCATCACCTGAACCTAAGAAATCACATTCCAACTCCTGAGCAATTTTACGTCTATCATATTTAAATTTCTTAGACATAGATTCAAACCAAGATGAAAATGGTTTATAACCATCCTCAATTAGTTTATTATACTCTTTCATATCAAAATCGTGTAGAACAACTTCATCATCATTATATTGTTCTCTATTCAACATGTAGTGACAGATGTCCTGACACTTAACCCAACGTAAATCTTTGGTATAACGAGGGTCTTTAAACCATCTTAAGTCGGTTATATGGAAATCATTGATTCCGCGTAATGCTTGGTCGTAAACACCGTAATAGATAGCGTCATAACCATTTGGTGTGGAGATAAGAATAATCTTACCACCCGTTGATAGGGACGCCATAGATGCCGCCCAAAAATCATCTCCCGCTTCAATATATGCCGCCTCATCAAATACAAGTATGGTAGGTGTATAACCACGAAGGGCATCTGCGGATGTTGCAACCGCCTTAACCTCACAACCATTATTTAATCTAAATCTACTCTCTGAGTTTTTATCAGGTGAGAACCCAACATTAATCCATTCGGGCCATTGTTCTATAAAATGTCTAACCTTATTGGCCATCTCCACGGCGGTATCACGTTTGTTTGCAATAAGAAGAACTCTCTCAGGATTATCTGGTTTTGCTAATTGTAATTTTTTGGATAACCAAGCGGCTGTTACCGTAGTAACACCGGCTTGTCTATACTTTCTTGTAATGTTTTCGTTGTAATTTTCGTAATCGTTAATTAATTGAATTTGGTCCTCAAACAAATCCATAGGAACATACTTCTTCTGTGTATTATCAAATGTTTGAAGATATGTTCTAAGGGCGTATGGGGTATCTTTAATAATCTTAGCATACTCCATTAATTGTTCTGCTCTGGTATTCATATATGTATAAATACAAAAAAAGGTGGTTATTGTAAACCACCTTTGTATTATTTCGTAGGTTTGTCTAAACCCAACTCTTTAAAGAGGTCATCATCGTCGTCCTCTTCATCATTATCATTAGATAAACTAATACCAGGTATTCCTGATATAAAATCTTTCAATTCGTCATTATCGGTTTCGTCTGAAACATTATTTAAATCCTCATCAAATTCGGCCATTGTCTGTTCGTAATCGTAATTGTTAATATCCTCTTCAATTGCTCTTACTAAGGTTTCCATTAAACGGTTCCCATTTTCAGAATTAGAAACGACTTCTTTCATAAACACTAAAAATTCTTTTGCTGGTTTTTTAAAAATATGTTGGAAAACCATTAGTTGTATAACTGATTTTGTTTCATCCGTTAATACATCTTCAGGAAATTTAGACCTAATTCTGTCCCAAATTGCAGGTCCTAAACGTAAGTCCCACATTTCCTTTTCTAATGTATCTTCACTATCTTCAACATCTGTAAAATCTTCTTCATTACCTTCTTCATCTCTTTTTCTACCTTGTAAAGCAACTAATTCTAATGTTCCTTTAATTAATTCATGTATTAAAACTGGAAAGTTTACCGCTCTTGCTTTAACTGTCGGTGGGTCTGTTTGTCTATCAACATCTTCTCTACCTGCAATTGCACCTGATTGTCCCATTGCTTTCATTGTTTCATCAGGTAATTGCCAATATAATGTGTCATTTACTGACATCATAATACCGTACAATCCGATGATTCTATCATTACCAATTATTTGTCTAACTCTATCTTCAACATAATGATACATATAGTGACCTCTCTTAGAAGCACCTTGTATAATTGTGTTAATAAATCTTCTTTTTGCTTTCTCTAAATTTAATTCTTCTAAATTATTAACAATTTCAATTTCATTACCAAAATTCATTTCTTCTTCACCACCCTCTTCTTCACCACCCTCTTCTTCACCACCCTCTTCTTCATCGTGACCAAAATCTTCAGGGTTAAATTCACCCATACCAATGATTTTAGCATCAAATTGAACTGAACCATCTGGTATACCTAATTCTTTTTTAACTAAATCTACCGCTAATGATTCTAATTCTCCTCTATGATTTTGTTCAAATGATAAAATTTGATTGTGAGCACTCATCATTTGTTGCATTAATGGAGTCATACCTTGCATACCACTTACTGTCGCATTGGTACCAGTATATTGTCTCATTTTTTCAACAACTTGTTTGTATCTTTCCGATGCTAAAAGTTCTTGGAAGTTCTTATTAGGTTCATCACCTGTCTCAGGAAAAGGTACCTTCTTCAACGGAGTTTCTCCCGATGATAATTTATCTTGTATTCCTTGGTCAGGTCTATCTTGTGAATCAAAGTCCATTGGCATTTCGTTCAAATTTTCTTTGATTAAAGATAAGAGTTTTTTCTTAGAAATCCTCATGATTACTTAACTTTTTTTTCTTCTGCGATTTTAGCCTTTGGTTTTGGGTTTGGTCCCGGTCCAGGTTGAAAAGGAGTTTTTCGTGGGTCTTCTCTTCTTGTTGGAGTTGGTCTTGTACCAGGTTTTGTTGATGGTGCTGGTTTTGATGGTGCAGTTTTTGGTTCCGCATCAACAATAGCATCATAAGACATAAACTCAGGAATACCGTTGTGCCCTTTTTTAACTTTAGGTCCGTGTTGAACCATCGTATTTGACTCGGTAAGTTTAGTTTGGATAAGTTCCATAATTTCGTTTTTAGACGTAAAACTATGAAATTCTTTGTTCTCCACCAAACCTCTAACCCAATTTTTTACTTCTTTAACATCTTCTTTTTTACACTTACATTTAGATTCTACCTTTCCACAATCATCACATTTTTTAATGTTTTTAAGTTGTGGGAAATCTTCTTTAGATTTCTCTAATGCCTTTTCACTTCTTTTATTGTGATAATCTCCCTCTTCTACTTCACCTTCTTTCTTTTCTTTTTTCTTATTGTAACCATTAAAATCTGGACTAGGTCGTTTTGAAACTACATATCCTTTTTTCTTTTTTTCTTTTGATTCATTATTTTTCTTCCAACTATTGACAAAATCTTCATGTGCTTTATCAATTTCATGGTCCTCAGGTTCTCTACCTAAATCTTTACTTAATTTATCTTTAATTACACCAAGCATAAGACCGTTTAATGATTCATCCACTTCTCCCTCTTCAGTTTCACCTTCTTCCTTTTTCTTAGGAGTAGATTTCTTTTTAGGAGAACTTGGTTTTTTAGGTAATCCACCAAATACAGATGAACTACTTGATTTTAAACCTTTTACAGTTAAACCCATATCAGCCTCATTTACATCTTCTTTAGATTCACCTTTCTTTTCTTTATTTAAAATTGCAAAGTCATCAGCATCAATTTTACCATTGTCGTTCTTATCTATTTTCTTTTGGTCACCTTTTAATTCCTCTTCAACCTCAACCTCAGTATTTGGGTCATTTGCCAAATCTTTTAATTTTTGATCTGTTTTTAATTTGTCAGCATCAATAACAATTCTTTCATGTAAATCTGAAAGTTGTTTATCACTAAATCTAACCAATGTTTTTTCAGAAAATCCTTCTTTAATTAACTGACTAACTATAACGTCTCTTTTCATAATTCTTTGATTTTAATTTCTTCGTTTAATAAACTATAATTCCTATTTTTTAATTTTTTTGTGACAGATTCAATTGGTTCCCCGAATTTAAATGTTAATCTTTCAAATTCGTTATCAAAATCGAACTTTTCCCATGCCAATGATATTACACCATCTACGGCATCAATAACTCCGAAAAAATCGGAGTTTTGTATAAGTTCTAATTGTAAATCTGTATCTTTCAATAATCCAACTACATCAACATATTCGACGTCAGGTGATTTAGACCTTGAGATAGACGATGCAGGTATTGCAAACCAATCTCCCATGTCAATTTCGGTACTTTCACTGAATACGAATTCGTACTGTTTTTGACCTTTGTAATCCGAACCGATTTCATTGACATATATAAGATGCATTTATTTAAAATATTTGTGTAAAGTTTGACTAATACTACTGTTAATTTCGTTCTTGATTTCATCTAAATCAAGTTCTTGAATATTATCTTCACTATATTCATCACCTGTTTCTTTAATTGAGTATTTTGATAAATCAATTTCATCCGTATCCATCGGTGTATTAACAAACTCGTCTAATGAACCCATAGCATCATATTCATTCATTTCAGCTTCAGGCTCTACAGCCGGTTCCTCAGAAGAAACTTCTGCACTTGGTTCTTCTGAACCCATTTCACCTTCTTCTCTTTCGAATTTCTTACCTATTTCTTCAATATCTTCATCAGATAATTTATCTAAATCAACTGCGGAAATAATCATGTTTAAAATGTATTTGATATCGTCACTTTCCATTCTATCATGTAAATCTCTTAATTCTTGACCCAATTTACCTGCATATTTTTGAGCTTCAGCCATATAACTTGAACGTTTTCCCATATCATCTCCACCATCTGTTGGAGGTGTTTCTGAAGGTACTGAACTACCGTCTGTTGGTGCAGCATCGGGAGCTGGTTGAGTTGACATATCGTCTACCGGTGCCTCAGGAGCATCCATAGATGGTTCCGGCATTGGCATTTCTTCTTGTGGTTTGTTTTGTTTTAAAACATACTTTGTTGCTTCTTGTAATTCGTCTTGACCTTTTAACAACTCAAGCCTCTTAAAAGCATCACCATAAGATGAAAATTTGTTTTTGTTTTTCATAAACATTCCACCGATGTAATCAAGTGATTGCTCATTTAAACCTCTTTTAACATAGTATGCGTCTTTCTCTCTCACAATACCATATACACCACCTGTTTTTGATTCCTGAACTAATTCAGCCTTCATAGATGATGATTTCTTATTATTGTTGTAGTAAGTTAACTCAAGAATTCTTTTTAATTTCTCGTCTGAGTTAAGTTTTTCACTACCAAGTGGTTTTAATTCTGCCATTTTATAAATTGTTAGATATACTTATTCTTATCCTATAAATACATAGATATATAGAAAAAAATAGGTATAGTTATTGTTCTACAGACAATTTTTTATCTGTTAGTGTTATTTTAAGTTTTAATAATTTCCCTATGTATCCGTTTCGTCTCAATAATTTGAATGTTAGATTCTCATATGAGTACTCCCCACCTGAATCTAATCCACTTTGTCTAAACGATTTAATCTTAGTTCTGATTTTCTCAATATCATTTAATACATCCATACCCTTCTCTCCTTTCCCAATGATATTATCAATTTTCTTCATATATTCTTCCGCCTTTTGAAGAATCATTCTATCATCAATATTAGGATTCTTTTGTTCTGGTTCAATAATCCATTTGTTATGTAAGATTGAATAAACCCCCGATGAGATATGTTCTTCATTGACGTCCTGTACGTATAATTCAACATCATAACCTTTAATTACAATATTGTGTTTTTCATTCCAAATGTTCTTTTTAGCATCAAAAAACTCTTTAAGAATTTCAGAATTGTATTTAGATTCTTTATAATCAATTACAATATGTAGGTCAACATCGGAAAAATTTGACCAATTGTAATTAGCCAATGAACCAGTTAAAACAATATCATGTATGAAAAATTCAACTCCAAGGGATTCAATAAAGTCATCTGAAATTTTTAATAATGCGATTTTAATATCATCACGCATCATAAATTTACCTTTATCTTCCTCAAAAATTTGATTAGATAAGGTATCCTTAGATTTAAAAGATTTGATAATTTTCTTATCTCCCTTTTTATCTTCAATTAGTTCTTCAAATAAACTCATCCTTGTTTTGTATACTTATGACTTTTGGCGATATTCTCGTTGAAGTATTTTCCGTGGGATTCAGCTAACCTAAATTTGGTGAACTTCTGCCAAGGAACTTTATTGTATACATAAATACTTCCGTTGTTAAAAACGACGGTTAAGTCCTCTGTTTCTGTATTGTATGTTGATTCTTTAAGGTTGGATGATTGGATGGTAACTGTAATAAGTTTACCCTCAATTTTTTCTGATATGATACCCATAGTATATTGTTTATATATTATAGATAATAAATATCAAAAAATAAACCCCTCATTTAGAGGGGTTTAAATTTAATTAGATACTTTTTACTTTTTTATAAGTAAAGTTGTTTGAAATGTTCTGATTAAAGAACTTTCCTTGTGACTTAGCCAATCTAAACTTAGTAAATGTTGTTGATGGTACATTTTGGTACTCATAAGCAACTCCACTGTTGAACAAAACTCGTAAGTTTTCTTTTAAAGTGTCGTAAGACGCAGATTTAAGACTAGTTGATTTAATTGAGGCATAAATCATTTTTCCGTTGATTTTTTCTTTTTTTACTGACATGGTGTATATTTTTATATTACTAATTTAAGAAATAAAATTGATAAAAAAAAATTAATTCAAAGAAATTTGTCTTTCTAATGATTTTTTCCTGTCAATAGGTAAAACCAATTCTAATATTCCGTTCTCAACTTTACCTAAGATATCCTTTTCTCTCACATCGTCAGGTATAGTGTAAGATTTGATGAATCCGCCGATAAAATGGTGTGTTTTATCTCCTTCGGTTTTTTCATACGAAATCTTTAGTACACCTTCTTTTGTGGTAATTTTTATATCCTCTTTGGTTAAACCAGGGACACTTATTGAAACTTTATATTCAGTTTCGTTTTTAGTGATGTTAGTTTCAGGTGTAGATAAGAATCTGTTGTTATCTAATCCTGTAAAAAATGGGTCTTTAAATAATGTAATCATAGTTATATGTTTTTTTATTCTAATAACAAATATTTTACCAACGTATGTTTTTAGACAACTTGTCATTATATTTAAAAACTTTTTGACAATTTGTCTCACGTTTGTTTTTTAGTATTATTTGTGTTATGTTTGTATTGAATTAAACTTATATCATATGTCAGTAGATTTTTTTGAAGATGGTCCAACCACAAACCCAAAGAAAGTTAGAAAAGGTTCTAACACCCCAATTTTAGATAACTTCTCTCGTGATCTTATTAAGATGGCCGAGGAAGGTAAGATTGACCCTATTGTTGGTAGGGACGTTGAAGTAAAAAGAATTGCACAAATTCTATCTCGTAAAAAGAAAAACAACGCAGTTATTGTTGGTGACGCTGGTGTCGGTAAATCTGCATTAGTTGAGAAACTTGCGTTAATGATTCACAAAGGTGATTGTCCAACAAATCTTTTAGATAAAAGAATTATGTCTTTGGATTTAACATCACTTGTTGCTGGAACAAAATATCGTGGTCAATTTGAAGAAAGAATTAAGGCAATTTTAAATGAGTTGGTTGAAGCACCGAACGTAATTGTTTTTATTGATGAACTTCATACCATGGTTGGTGCAGGAAATGCGAGTGGTTCTATGGATGCCGCAAATATTCTTAAACCAGCATTAGCAAGAGGTGAAATACAATGTATTGGTGCAACAACTTTTGATGAATTTAAAAAACACATTGAAAAAGACAGTGCGCTCGTTAGAAGATTTCAAAAAATAATCCTAAAGGAACCAACAGAGTTAGAAACAATTGAAATTTTAAAAAACCTAACAACGTCATATCAAGATTTTCACAAAGTAACATACGAGGATGGTGTAATTGAAGTAATTGTAAGGTTAGCTGGAAGATACATAACCGAAAGACAATTTCCCGATAAGGCAATTGACGTATTAGATGAATTGGGTTCTGAAAAAAGAATATCAACAAGAATTCCCGAATCAATTGAAAAATTAAAATTTCAAATTGATGAAATCAAAGAGAAAAAAATACAAGTTGTTAAAAGTCAGAATTATGAACAAGCGGCAAAATTGAGAGACGAAGAAAAGAAAGTAGTTACTAAACTTGAAGAGGAGAAATATAAATGGTCTGAAAAACAAAAAGATAATAAGATACCAATTACTATTGATAATGTTTATGAAATCATTTCTCAAATGACAGGGGTACCAATTAGTAAACTTGACGCAAAAGAAACTCAAAAGTTATTACAACTTGAGGATTTGTTATCTGAAAAAGTTATTGGTCAACCTGAAGCGATTTCTACAATATCAAGGTCAATCAGAAGAAATAGAGTAGGTATTAAAGACGCGAATAAACCTATTGGTTCATTCATATTCTTAGGTTCAACTGGTGTAGGTAAAACTTATCTTGCCAAAACATTAGCACAATACTTGTTTGGTGATGAAGATAAAATCATTCGTGTTGATATGAGTGAATATATGGATAGACATAACGTATCAAAATTGATTGGTTCTCCTCCAGGTTTTGTTGGGTATGATGAAGGAGGTCAGTTAACCGAGAAAGTTAAAAATAACCCCTTCTCTGTAATTTTATTTGATGAAATTGAGAAGGCACATAAAGACGTGTTTAACATATTATTACAAATTTTAGATGAAGGTCATTTGACGGATTCATTTGGTAGAAAAGTTAATTTTACAAATTGTTTGGTTATTATGACATCTAACATTGGAGCAAAACGTGTTTCTGAATTTGGTGGTGGTGTTGGATTTAGTACATCATCAAGCGAAGTTCAAAAATATGAGGTTAGAAAAACAATGATACAAAAAGCGTTGAAACAACATTTTAATCCTGAGTTTTTAAATCGTATTGATGACATAATTTTATTTAATGCGCTGAACGAAGAAACACTGAAAAAAATTATTGATCTTGAAATTGATAGATTGTCAAATAGATTAAAAGATAAAGGTTATAAAGTTAATTTTGACAAAACAGTTACCAATAGAGTATTTGAATTAAATTCACAAGAAGAGTACGGGGCGAGACCGGTTAAAAGAATTATTCAAAATCTTTGTGAGGATTTTTTAAGCGAAGAAATTTTAAAAGGTAATATTGTTGAGGGTAAATTAATAAATCTTAAATATAAAGACGAAAAATTATTAATTTCTAAAAAATAATCATAAATAGTTGATTTTTTAGTAAAGTTATATATATTTATATAACTATAGGTTCTCTTTGTCGATTACCTTTTCGTTTCTTAAATTAAGTGGGGTTGAACCCACCGAAAGACCTTAAACCCCGACATCTCGTTGGGGTTTTTTTGTTGGATTTGGTTTTATCGTTAAACTTTCGTATATTTACTATATATGAAAAAATTAACATTTATCTTAGCTCTTGGTGTAGCACTTACACTAACAGCATGTGGTTCTGGGTCGGCCGCAAAAAAAACAACGGACTCTACAGTAGCACCTGTTGCAGATACAACTGCAGTAGTTGCTGATAGTACTACTACAACACCTACAACGGGTGGTGAAGTGAAACTAGATGTACCTAAAAAATAAGAAATCGGGGTTGGTTTCACACTGACCCCAATTTTTTAATCCTAAATCTTCCCTATGGATAATGTAAACGAAGTACAAGGCGAATTAATATTATTACGAGGTTTACCTGGTTCAGGTAAAACAACATTAGCAAAAATTATATTACAACTTAGAAGTACGGACGAACCTGAAGTTTTATCAGCCGATGATTTTTTTGAAGATAATGAAGGTGAATACAATTTTGATTCTACTAAATTAAAAGAAGCTCACAACTATTGTCAATTTAGATGCTCTGAAAGAATGAGACAACAAAAGGCAAAGATAGTTGTTGCAAATACTTTTACTCAAGAATGGGAAATGGACGAATATTTTAAAATGGCCGAAAGATACAATTATAGAGTTCATAGTGTAGTTGTTGAAAATAGACATGGTAATGAAAATGTCCACGGGGTTCCCGAAGATAAACTCCAACAAATGAAGAATAGATTTCAAATAAAACTTTAATGAGTCAATTTATTGAATCGTTTACTAATTCTTTAAAACCAAAAAAAATATGAATTTCTATTCTCATTTATTAAAAAACCAGTGGTCGGTATTCCCATTACCTTTTGTATATATCTATTTTGATACGTGTCATCCTGAATCACATAGAAAATTATTAGATAATAAAATATGTGGATTATACTTGTCTTTTAATTGGTTGAAATGGACTTACAATGTTGGATTTCACAAAACGTTAAAATAATGTTAGAAATTTTAGAGAAATATTATACTGATGGTCTGTTACATAAACAAACACATCCTACGAAAGATTTGACTATATGGAATTATTCTCCACGTGTTCAATATGAAAGATTGTGGGACGAAATAACTATTCAGTGCCGCGGGTTAGTAACTAATTCTAAAGGTGACATTGTGGCAAGACCATTTAAGAAATTTTTTAATTACGAAGAACATAAACCAGAAGATATACCAAATGAAAATTACGTTGTTTATGAAAAGATGGACGGTTCATTAGGTATTCTTTTTAATTATGAAGGAGAATGGATATTGGCAACTCGTGGATCATTCACATCACCACAGGCAATTAAAGGTAAAGAAATATTAGATAAGAAATACGATGTTAGTTCATTAAGAAAAGACAACACATATTTGTTTGAAATAATTTTTAAAGAAAACCGGATAGTAGTAAATTATGGTGATGATGAAAAGTTAGTTTTGATTGGTGCCATTCATACTGAAACTGGAAATGAAGTTCCTGATAGTTCTTTATTCTTTATGGAAGAAAGTGGTTGGGAATTAGTAATGACATACAAAACATGGGGAGAGGGATATGACTTACTTAAAGAAGAAATATCTAAAGATAGAGAAGGATATGTAATTAAATTTAAAAATGGTTTTCGCATGAAAATCAAAGGAGAAGAATATAAAAGATTACATAAAATATTGACCAATTTTTCATCCAAAGATATTTGGGAATTATTGAGGGATGGAAAACCTATGGATGAATTTTTAGATAGGGTACCTGATGAATTTTACAAGTGGGTTAAACAACAAGTGAGTTCTTTTGAATATGCTAAATACAGAATTGGAGAACATTGTGGCAAGATACATGATTATTTTAGATATGGAAAATATGGAGATGTGGACCCAATGCCAACAAAAAAAGATTTTGCATTACATTTAGAAAAATGTGATGTTGAAAAGTTTTACAGACCAATATTATTTGCAATGTGGGACGGAAAACCATATGAACATATTATTTGGAGAATAATGAAACCTAAATACGAAAAACCATTTAAGAAAGATGAAAATTAATAATAAATTGAGATTATATCTTGATGATGTAAGAACACCATTAGCTAAAGATTGGATAATTGCCCGTAATTATGATGAATTTGTGGCGTCAATTAAATTACACGGATTAGGTAATTTTGAAGTTATATCTTTAGATCATGATTTAGGTGAAGGTGCCATGATAGAATATTATACAAATGTAAAAAATAATTATATGTTGGATTATAACAACATAGAAGAAAAAACTGGTATGGATTGTTGTAGATATTTGGTTGCTGAAAGTATGAATGAAAAAATACCCTTACCTCAAATTTATATCCATTCGGCAAACCCTATTGGAAGTGCCAATATGATGGGATATATTAACAATTATTTAAAAAATTGTAGGTTACCTCAAACCTGTATAAGTGTTAAAATTGAACATACAATAGATGAACCATTAATGTTATCTCCAGAGGTTAGAAAAGCAAAATGGGATAAATCTATGGATAACGAATAAATTTTTTGTTGTTTTATTAAAATGTTGTAATTTTGATATACGAACTAAATTAACTAACTTACTAAACACCATTTAATGCAAAAAAATAAAAATGAAGAACCATTTAAGTCATTGATAATCAAGGACAAGTATAAAAATTACGATGAATTTTATAGTGAAAATAAAACAATAATTTACAAATCAATTTTAAACATTTTTAAAGAGTTTAAAACTACGAGTAAAGAGAATCTTACTTTTTATATTTCAGCAAAAATAAAAAACGAAGAATGGGATACTGAGTTTAAATTTCATAAACAAGAATCTATAATTTTGAAAAGGGATTTAATACCACATTTTGAAGAAATTGAGGATTATGAAACTTGTATTGAGATAAATAATTTATATAAAGAATTGACTTCTTAAAATCTAATTAATATATTAGTAAAGTATCAGGAGAGAGGTACATTTATTTTTTGTCATATCCTCGGAGTTTTCACTTCGGGGATTTTTTTATAATACCATTCTACTACCTATTTGAAAGTTACTTAAAAATACGGAACCTGGTTTAGTGTTACCACTTATTTTGTAGTTAAATGCAAACCCAAATCGTTTACTAAGTTTATAATCAAATGCAGTTCCTAATAAGAAACCCATATGTCTATTAACTGTCGATGCTCCTGTGACACTATTCCAAGAGATAGGTGAGAACATCGTGAACACTTGAGGTGATATTGTAAGTTTTTTTGAATAGATGTAAGGTTTGGTCCAAAATGCAATTGCAGAACTTGCCATATTATAATCAAACCCACCATTATCGTTTTTAAGAAATAAATTAATGACACCAACGTTATAACCAAATGTTCCCTTTTTAGGTGTTGGTTTAATCCAAGTATAACCCATTAAGTTCATATAGTTACCTGCCAAATATGCAAATGCAGTTCCATATGAATGTATGGCGTCTAATTGTCCGTCAGATGTCATTCCCATTTTGGTATATCCACCCGTCATAACAATAGAACTCAAATCACTATTAATCATCAATCCACCACTATAACTTTCATCACCAGCCATAGATGATTTACTTAGTCCTAATGATATGGATGCTAAATATTTACCCACACTAGCTTCAGCAACAGTTATATCTGACGCTAACAATGTTGGATTTGTTACCTCTTGTTTTTTCTTTTTTTCTTCTTCTTTTTTCTTTTCTTCCTCTTTCTTTTTCTCTTCCTCTTTTTTAGCTTCTTCTTTTTTCTCCTCGGTCTTTTTTTCTTCTGATTTCTTTTCTTCGGTTTTAGTTTCCTCTTTCTTTTCTTCGGTTTTAGCTTCAGTTTTCTTTTCTTCGGTTTTTTGTTCTGCGGGTTTATCCGATTTAGTTTCAGCAGGTTTAGTTTCTGCGGGTTTTGCCTCAGCAGGTTTTGCTTCTGTTGATGATGAACTACTTGATGAAGAAGATGAACCGCCACTTGCCGGAGGTGGGGATGACGAACTACTTGCAGGTGGTGGTGCCGCTGTTGGTGGGGGAGCAGCAACTACGGGTGGTGGTGGAGGGGGTGCAATGTTTATTGGTGGTGGAGTTGACGCCGCCGCGGATGCTGCCGCTCCACTTGCTGCGGATGATGCTGCTCCACTCGCTGCAGATGATGCCGCACCGCTTGCCGCTCCACTTGCAGCACTTGCGGCTGCTTTCGCTGCGGCATCTGATGCGGCTTTTGCCGCCGCGTCTGATGCTGCTTTCGCAGCGGCATCTGCTGCTGCCTTTGCAGCTGCGTCTGCTGCGGCTCTTGCTGCAGCATCTGCGGCAGCTCTTGCCGCCGCTTCCTGTGCTAATCTTATTGCATCGTTTTGTGGACAAGGTGTTGCGAATATACTATTAACCCAAACTTGGAACGCACCACTACTCATGTCAGCTAACGTAACTATTTTAGATTTACCTCTAATAACTGCAACTGTTTGATTTTGTCCAAATGGAATTACAACAACATATACTTTATTATCACATGGATCAATATATGTTTGAGTTATAGTTTGTCCGAATGACTTACTACAAAAAAATAATATTAGGAGAGAGATAATATATTTTTTCATTATTTGTTATTCAAACCTATTGATATTTGTGTGTATCCTCTTATTGGGTCGGCATCTACTTTTAATGTAACAAATTTAAAATCTTTTATAATACCAACTTTAAATGTTGTAAATGATGAATTTGATTTTGGAAACGATATACCACCAATAGCATCTTTACCTTGCCATCTAATAACTTCATTACCGAATCCTATCATACCGTGTATTCCTATTTTACCAATTCTTTTACCACCACCAACATAGAAAGTTGATTCTTTTTTCCAATCGTTTTTACTAAGTGGAAAGTCAACATTGTTAATTTGACCATATGGAAAGTATTGGTTTTGATCTATTGCGTAAGTCATTACATAGTCCATAATAAAATATCCTTTATTACTACCAATCAATCCCCAAAATGAGGTTTGTTTGTTATTCGTATGTCCAATACCTGCCGAAAATAATACAGGTGTTGATGCAACAGTATCTCTTCTTCCGTTTTCATATATTCTAACTACACTTCTTTGTCTCCATCCATAATCATCATACCATATATAAGGATAAGGTTGGTAATATCCATATATCCCATATTGTAATCCATAAGGATTCATATCCGTATATCTATATCTTCTTGTTAAAGGTTGTCCCTGAAAATTATCGCCTGGTCTTATTGGTGCAGTTTGTGTTCTCCAGCTACTCACATTATTTTGTTGTTGTGGTACAGATGGTTGAACTCTTGGTGCTGATTGTGTTGTTTGTGGTGAAACACTTCCACCAGTCTGTCTCCAACTTGATACTTGACCAAACATTAGAGTTGGGATTAGTAATGTTAGTAATAAAATTTTTTTCATACTATTTTGGTTAAAATTGTTGTTAATAAATAACAAGTTATTATTGGAAATGGTGTGAATATGGAAAAGAAAAATAGCAATCTCCATATTAAAGGGTCGGTTTTTGTATAGTTACCTACACCACTACAAACCCCAAATATTTTACTTTCGTCGTGGACTCTCTTGAACTTTTTCATATAGTATAAATATCAAAAAAGGGGTTATAAAACCCCTTTTAAACATATTCTATCTAATTCTTCTTGTCTTAAACCTATGGTTGAATCTATTTGTCCTCCCTCGGATAAAATATTTACCAAATAAAGACCAAATTTTTTATCACTTATCTCAATTTCTTGTCCATGTATAAACCCCATATCCATTAATCTTAATCTCATACATGGTACACAATTTTCACAAGGATTATTTTGTGGAACGTCCACTATTTCGTATTTCATTATTTTGTGAATATACCTTTTTTAATCATTCTATCAAGGATATTAGCACATGCAATATCTAAAGCTTTCTTTGTCGCAATACTAATTGTTGATTGATTGAACTTAATAGGGTCAATTGTTGCGTCAGATAAAAGAGTTAATTCTCTTTTTGTAGTTGCCTCACCTAAACCTGACCCACCAAACAAGACACCTGTTTCAGCATCTGTAAATCTAACCTGAAGACCTATACGAGTCACCATATTGTCTTTAATACCGTCTTTCAAATTGATGGTTTCATCTTCTGACACCGAGTAGTCATAACACTCTATAGTCACAAAATACTTTGCTAAATTGATTTTACCACGTCCGTCTAATTTATTCTCTGAAATGCCAGCTTGAGATGCCTGAAATTGTTTTATCATGCGATTCTTTATCTCGGTTTGACTTTCGGTAAATTTGAATCTGTTTAGGTTTTCAAGGTATTCCATAGATATGTTTGCAACACCCAAACCAACACGTTTTTCTTTCAATTCAGGGTACATCTCGTACATTTCATCAGATATACCACATTTAAGGATTTGAATAGGTATTTGAGGACCATCGTAGTCCATGTAAGCACTTATGTCTCTTTTCTTTTCAAAGTCCGCTTGATAGGACTCTGTCTTTGTTTTACCTATTGTTTGCCCCATTACTTTATCAAACATAAGACACATAGTAAAAAAGGCTAAAATTAATATTATATACTTCATATTATGGGTTCCATTTATTTAATGCACTTATATAATTATTTGTCATGTGATCTTTAGCTGTTTTACCAGTAAACACGGCTTTAATGTACTCACCAACTCTTTGCCAATCAATCATCCATTTTTTGATTTTACCCTCATCATCAATACGTAATTCTGTATTAACATGATGATAACCAATTGATGGAGCACGGGTAACGACATCTAAATTATGAACGATTCTTAATGACTCAATTGGTGATTTATCAAAGTTCTGTTTGAATACTTTATTACCTACTCTTGGACTACCGATGGTACAACATATAATTTTATTTGATTTATAAATTGAATAAATCTCATAAGCACATAAAGTAGAAACTGCCGCACCCAAACTATGACCGCAAACAACAATATTATCAATTGAATGTTCTTGACCCAAGTTTTTAAGTGCAATATCTAATGCTTTATATGTTTCATCCTTAACAGCATCCCAACAAGTTTTAAATCCAATATGGACTTTTTCACCTTTTTCAACAAAAGGAACTTTATCAACCGATGCGTCGTTTTGGAAATCTTTTTTAGAAGAACTTCCTCTCCATACAATATAAATTGTATTATCTTTTGTTGCAACAAATCCTTGTGTGTCTGTTTTTTTATCGTCAATCCATTTAATTAATTTTAATCTTTGTGCTTTAAAATCAATGTCTTTTTGTTCTGAGTATACTTTGTCAGTTAAACCAACATTATATAGTATTTCGTTTTTTGTCATATTGTTTTTGTTTTAGATTGGTCACCCTTCTTTAAAAATATATCAAATATTGTTTTAGGACAATATTCTACAAGTAATATTAAACCCTTCCTCAATGTGGAGTTTTTTACGACGTGATTTAAAATTTCCTTAATAACCTCTTTAATGGCGAAATTTTTAGTGTCAAAATATGTTCCATCAAAATATCTTGGACTTGTTCCCTCACCACCTGGTGAACCGTGATGAGCACCTATAGAAGTACGCCAATAGTCAGCGTGATTTTGCCATTCAGGAATTGAAACTAATTCAGGTGAATCAAAAAATAAGTTCCACGATAATACATTATTTTTTTGTAACATATTACCCGTTCCTAAGTTAAAAATGTCTAAAAAGTATTGATTAAACTTATCTAGTTTGTCATC